TATTTATATTATTAAGATTTGTTTTTTTTTTTTTTTTTTTTTTATTTTTTCTTCTTTTTGATTTCAAAATGTTCTACAAAAGAAAGAAAGTACCAAAGAAAGAAAATTTTATATCTTAATACCCTTATATTTCATTAAGGTATTATATATAATACTTCTCTTTCTTTATGAATAAAAAATTCTTTCTTTATTCTTTCTTTGCTTCTTTCTTTCTTTTTTCTTTCTTGTCGGTTTTTTGTAATTGTAAGTTATTGAAAAAGAGACTATTATAATTGACAAAATGGATTCTGTTATCCTGAGTTGGAATTTTAGCTCTTTGAAGTCGTCTTTAAAGTCAATTCTGAGACTTGATTATGATAGTGGTCTATAAAATACTCTCAGGATTAAATAGAGAAGCTGTAGAGCAAAAACACCTCTTAGGTAGTATAAATTATCAACCCTCTAAAAAAGTCTTGTCTCAGAGCTTCTAATTATTTCAAATGTAAAAGAATTTGGAATAAGAAAACAGAGAGGTTATATAAAGTTCTAAAAATGCCTCTCAAGATTAAATAAATGAGCTGTGAGACAAAAATACTATGACATTGGGTCTGATATATGACTGCCTTAAAAAAGTTGCTCTCAGGTCTTCTAATTAAGTCAAATAAATTTATTGAAGGTTATGGGAATGTTGAGAATATATTTAAAGTATTCATAACCACTTAATTAGATTATTATTGAGTAGTATTGTGAATATTGCTGGTATTTATTACTTGGATTACTGAATATCTCATAATTGCTTCTATGGTTGTTGAAAGTATCCTGCTATAAATTCTCTTTCCAAATATCCACTCAAAATTCCAATAAACTTAAACAAGCTGTGTTCTCAATACTGTAAACCACTCTTTGTTTACTACACTTATCCACTCATAAAACCAAAGAATTAGAGAATTTTAAGAATAATAACAATCAATGTTAAGGAAATAAAAGTATAAAGTTATTTGTTATTACTCTATGAATATTAAAAAAGTGTATAGATATATTAATCTTATTTAAAGTTTTAGAGGTTATTTACTACTGAAATACCCTCTTTTATATGAAAATAATAACTATCACTGTATAAATATACATTTTCTAAATTATCAATAATATTACTCAAGTAATTGATAATTAAATATTAAGATAATTATCCAAAGTTATAAGTGTATAATTATTCATTTTTTACATATTTCCAATTTCAAGCCCTCACTAATATTTGCAAACAAATACAACTGTTACAATAAAGTAACATTGTTAATATGTTTGTAAGTTATTCTAAGATAATAAGTTATACTCATAAAGAAGAAAAACTTAAATGTTAATAATTCTTTATGAAAAATCTTAGGATTTGATTGTAAGTAGTTGATTATGAGGGGATTACCCCCTACACCCCATAATTAACTACTTTTATCTAATCTCTATTTTTCTCTTATAAGTAGTATAGCTTTTTATTTTACCAATAAATACTTCCCAAGTATAAAATGACTACCTAAAGATACTATGGGAAGTATTATTGTAAGATAAAAAAATATATATTTAGTTCACTTTTATAATTCACTAATTTAAAACATTTTTATTATGGAAACTAATTCAAGAATTCAAACTCGTACAACTAAAGGGGAAATTGAAGTTGCTGAAATAAGAGTAAGCGACTTCCAAAAAGCTGGTACAAAAACAGCAGTATTAAAACAGACTGTAGAGACTTTGTCTCTCTACCCAACAAAGTCTGTAGTTTCTGATATGCAGGACAACATTTTCTCTACAGAAGACTTTGGTTTTGAAAATCAAGAGTTTAAAAGTACAAGAACAAATGTAGCTTTTATACCCGTTCCTGAAAATGCAACAGTGGAAACTGTTAAACAGCAATTATCAAAGTTCCCAAATGCTACTCTTTATAGGGTAATCTCCAATGAGCCTATTCTGACAAGTAATCAGAAATATGCAATTGAAGCTGGATTAAAAACAATGGATGACTTCGCTAATAGTCAAGTCGTAAGGTATCCAGAGGGAGATCCAAAAGCTGGGGAACTTATCTTGGACAAGAACGGTAAAGTACAGTATAAAGCTGTATTCTTTTCAACTCAAAACAAGGAAGATATTGATATGAGAACTGATGATGAAAAGATGTATCTTTCTGAAGAAATTGAACATGAATACAGTAATGCTATTCTTGTATCTTAAACTCTTAAAGGTTATACAGTATAAAAACTGTATAACCTTTTTAAAATTTTATCTATTATGAAAAAACTATTATTACTTTTACTCACTCTATTGCTTTTTTTAGGTTGTAATACACAACAGAAAAAAGACAATATAGAGAAAACTGAAGAAAGACACTTAAAGTACACTTCATATACAAATGAAGATAATGGTGTACGTTTTACTTATCATTTTTTTGATGATAATATGGGAATTGTTGCTATAGATTCTCCTGAAGGACCACCTCTTCATGGTAAATTCAGTTACAAAATTGCTAAGGATGTTATACATATAAATCTTTTAGGAGAAAAGGATACAGTAAGAGAAGTTGGAGTTATAGATTCAGAGGATATTATTTTAATACATTCAAGGTTATCAAGAAGTTTATTAATTTTAGAAGCTATAAAAGATTTTTAAAAATGAAAACAATTTTATTAATAATTGCCTTTATATTGATTGCCATTACAAGTTTCTTATTAGGTATATACTTTTCTATATCTTATTTTAAGAATTTAAACTATTCTCAGAACAGAAAAATAAATCCTATTGTAAGAGATATTTATCTACTTTTCATTTCAGAGGATATTTCAAAACAGTTCATAGAAAAAGAATACACAATATATATACCTAAATTAGGTATAGAGATATGGAGTAAAAACAGTCTTGACACAAGAACTATATATGCAGTTGATCATCCAAAGAAATTTTATGAAACTTATAGAATGACAATAGATGAAGCAAAAGATTCTCTCAATATCTATGATAGAATGATATTGGATAAAATTTGTAAAGTTGTAATAAAAGAAAATAGAGAGTTCATTAAAAGGATATTTCTATGAGACAATACTATTTTATCTATAAAAATTCTCCAGAAGAAAATATCTATAGATATACCATAATAAAAGCTAAAGACATAGCAGAAGCTTCACAAGAGTTTCTCAGGAAATTTCCAGAGGGTATCTTTGCTGTAGTTTATGATAAATCTATAACTAAACTTCCAGATTATGAATAGCTCAAGTAAAATTACTCTTTTTATTATCTTTAGAACATTACTTTATATATTTCTTTTACTTGGAGAAATTCAAAGTGTTATAAAGGCAATTGATTCTGACTGGAAACCAATAGGAAAAAGAGAGATTATTTATACTGCTGCATTTTTTACAGGAACTGGCAGTATAATAGGTTGGCTTGATATTCCAGATTAAAATTAGCTATATAGGTATCCCCTTATATGTGAAAGAGGGTTGTAAAGTAGAGTACTACTATCCTATATAGCTTTTATTTGAAACAACTCACTAATAATTTTTTTATACAAACAAAAACCATTAAAAGAAATTTCCTTATTAAAATATGAAAGAAATAAATTTGACAACTAATCAAAGAGAGTTATTAAACAAGGGCTTAGATATTCTTCATAAAAATAATAGACTTCTTATAATAGGAAAGGCAGGTACAGGAAAGACTACTCTTATAAACTTTTTATTAAAAGAGCTAAAAAATAGAGAAAACAAAAAAGGCTATAAAAAGTCTATATGTTCTGCTCCTACAAATAAGGCTGTAAGAGTTTTAAAGGAAAAAATAGATTCAGATATACCTGAAAATTATTTTCAAACAACTCATTCTGCATTAAAATTAAAAAGAATCATTGATAATAAAAATGGTACTGTTGATTTTATTCCTGATATATATGGAAGCCCTCCATTAAAATGGGTATCCATACTCATCATTGATGAAGCCTCAATGTTAAACTCAAAACTACTTGAATATATAGAAGAATTTTCCAAGAATATAAAAATTATTTTTATAGGAGATGAAGCACAGCTTCCTCCTGTAGGGGAAGAAATATCCCCTGTATTTACAAACAATTATCCTGTACTTGAATTAAAAGAAATTATAAGACAGGAAGAGGGAAATCCTATTATTGATTTAAGTAGAGATTTAAGTCTTATAAAAACAAGAATTGATAGAAGAACATCTATAGGTGGATATATATTCTCAAATGATACCAATAAAGTGATAGAAACTCTTGCCAATGTAAATGGGACAGATGATTTGAAATATTTAGCATGGACAAATAGAGAAGTAGATTATATCAATAATCAAGTTAGAAAAAGAATCTATGGAAATCCAAGTAAAATAGAATTGGGAGAATCTTTAGTATTTAATACTCCTTATGATGACTTTTTTACAAATGAAGAAATAGTTGTATCTTCGCTAAATATTATTGAGAGAGATTTTCTAATTTATAGTTATCCAAATCTCAAATACAATGCAGAAAATCTTGATGAACCTGAAACCATTGAAAGAAAAGAAACTATTAAGCTTTATCAAGTAAATTCTTCTATTTTTATAGTACATGAAGATTCAGAAAAACTTTTCAAAGATATTTTAAAAGATTTATCTTCTCGTGCTAAAAATAAAGAAATAAATTGGGAAGAATATTATAAATTTGTAGAGAATTTTGCAGATATAAAATACAATCATGCTCTTACAGTACACAAGAGTTAGTAACATGGCTCTTATAAAACCTATTTAATTGCTGGAATATCCTGAAGACTACTAAACTACAATAATCCTGAAAAGAGATTATGAATGTTTAAAAATTAGTAGTATTGGACAATCAGCAGCCAAGCCTCTAAACAGAAATGCAAGAGTAAGGTTCAGAGACTATCGAAACCACATAGCAATATGAAAGGTAGTAGAGTACATTAGAGAAATCTTTTGGAAAAAGTAGGGAATTTCGTTTAATAGTTCATAAATATATTGTATATTTATGTGTTATTAAAATATATTGAATTATGGAGAATAAAATACCATTAGTATAAATGGGAATTATTTAGTAATTTAGATATAGAAATTCAAGATATAGTCCAGCTTCTTTATGAAAGTAAAGAATAACAAAACGCAAGGTTCTACTTATGGACAAGTTATAATCAATATCAAGGATTTATTCCTTAATACTGATTTAAAAGAAAGAGAAAAGTTACTTTATACTGCAATAACAAGAGCTAAAGAATTAGTAATATTATATAAAACTTAATGGAAATGGAAGAACAAAAAGAACTTGTATTAGAGGGTTTTGTAGAAGAAATAGGTCATATTGTACAAATAAGGAGAACTACAAAACCAGATTTATTAAAAAAAACTTTGACTATACTCACTGAAGATGGCCAAAAAGTTTTTATGGAAATAAGAAATACTTCAATAAAAGAACTACAAAGAGAGGGTATAGAATTACATTCTCTTGTAAGAGTTAATTTTATATTTGAAGGTTCTGAAAAAGATGATAAAAAGTACAATAATATATTAATTCGTAAAATAAAATTATTGAAATGACTTTTACAGTATTTGATATAGAAACTGATGGTTTAGATGCTACCAAAATACATTGTTTTTCATACAGAGATTTTGATGTAGATTTTAACTCAATAGATAGAGGAACAATTACAGATTATGACAAAATAAAGAATTTTCTAAAAAAAGATAATGTATTTGTTGGTCACAATATTATAAGATTTGATATTCCAGTACTTGAAAGACTTCTCAATATTAAGATTACAAATCCCTTGATAGATACATTGGGATTATCATGGTATTTATATTCAGACAGTAATAAAAAGAGAAAACATGGATTGGAGTATTGGGGAGAACAATATAACATTCCAAAACCTGAAATTAAAGACTGGAAAAATCTTGATGTAGAAGACTATATAAAAAGATGTCAAACTGATGTTGATATAAACAGTCTTCTATGGATAGATGAAATGAAGTATCTTTTCTCCTTATATAGAAAAGAAGAGGATGCTTACAGGCTGATAAACTATCTAAATTTTAAATTAGATTGTGCAAGAGAACAGGAAGAAAATCCATGTTATATTGACAGAAAATCATGTGAGGAAAATCTTAGAGCCCTTGAAGAAGAAATTGAAATGAGAACTATGGAGCTTTCTGAATACATGCCTCTGCAAAAGACTTATAAAACTATCACCAAGCCTTCAAATTTTTATAAAAAGAATGGTGAGATTACTTCTTCAGCAGAAAAATGGAATGAATATTTAAAAGAATATAATCTTCCAGAAGATACAGAAAGCTTTGAAATGCTGGAAAAAGTAGAAAAAGGTAACCCAAATTCCATTAAACAATTAAAGGAATGGTTATTAAGTCTTGGATGGAAACCTACTATTTATAAGGAAACTACAAGTAAAGTAACTGGTATAACAAGAGAAAATCCTCAAATATCAGATGATGATGGTAATATTTGTAAAAATCTTGCTGAGATGTTTAAGGAATACCCTTATCTCTCCAACTTGGAAAACCTTGCTTTAATGCAACATAGAAAAGGAATTTTTGAATCTTTTCTTAATTCCATAGATTCTGAGAACAGAGTAGCTGCAAAAATTGGAGGATTTACTAATTCTTTAAGAATGCAGCATAGGAAGCCAATTGTAAATCTCCCTAAAGTAGGTACATATCTTGGAAAGGAAATTAGAAGTCTTATAACAACTCCTTCTGAAGATTATCTTATATGTGGAAGTGACATACATGCTCTTGAAGATACAACAAAACAACATTATATGTATTTCTTTGATCCTGAATATGTAAATCAAATGAGAGTTCCAGGTTTTGATCCTCATTTGGATATTGCAAAATTATCAGGTTTAATGACAGAAGAAGAAATCAATCTATATAAGGAATTAAAAAAGAGAAAAGATAAAACTCCTGAAGAAGATAAAGAATTTCAAAGATTAACAGAATTAAGATATGATGCTAAGACACTCAATTTTTCTTGTGTACCAGTAGATAATACTCAAGTACTTACAGTAGATGGTTGGAAATTTTATTCAGAACTTTCTATAGGAGAAAATATATTTTCTTATAATACTGAGAAGGATTGCTTAGAGATAGTTCCTATACAATATTTACATCATTATAATTCAGTAGATGTTATATTTTTAAAAAATAATTTTCTTGAATTTGAATGTACTTCTAATCATAGATGGTTTGGTGAAAAAAGAGTTAGAACAAGGAATAATCCTCATACTGTAAAAGACTTTTTTGAAACTAAAGATATTGTAGATGATTGTAATATAATACAATCAGCTCAATATAATAATAAAGCTAATAATAAACTATCTATAGAAGATTGTGAATTATTGGGATGGATATTATCAGATGGTTGGTTCTATTGGTCTAAAAAATCTCTTAGAACTTCAGCATCTTTTGGGAAGAAAAAAGAAGTTACTTGTGGTATCTCACAAAAAAAGTATATAGCAGAATTAGAATCTTTACTCATAAAGTATCCTCATTATTTATATATAAGAGAAGATGGTGTACATATTTATCTTTTAAAGGAAAATACTGCAAGAGATTTTTTATTAAATAAATTTAATTTTGGTTTTTATGAAAAAGATGAGATAGATTATACTAATCTTATCATAGGTATGTCTTTTGAACAAAGAGAAAGATTTTTATACTCTTTTCATTTAGCTGATGGTGGAGTGAAAGATACTACAAAATTATTCTACCAAAATAGAGGTACTGTATTAGATTCTGTAATATTAGCTTTAACTCTTAATGGCTATTCTTTTAATTCCCACTCTAATGGAATGTATAAAGAAAGAGAGAACTTAACTATTAGTGTAAAAAATAAAAGACATTTTACAGGACAAAGATTAGAAAGGGTGTACAGTAGAAATACAGAAGTTTTTTGTTTAACTAATAAAAATAGTACTTTTATTATGAAACAAGGAGATTATATATCTATTACAGGCAATTCTGTATATGGTGCAGGACCACCTAAAATAGCAAAATCCTTAAATAAAAGTTTAGATTTTGCTAAAAAACTATATGATACTTACTGGAAAAGAAATAAAGCTGTTAAGCAAGTTGCTTCTAATGTAATTACTAAAAGAGTAAATAATCAACTATGGTTATTTAATCCTGTAAGTGAATTCTGGTATTCTTTAAGAGTTGAGAAAGATATCTTTTCTGTTTTAAATCAGGGAACTGGTTCTTATATAGAAGATAGATGGATTTATCATATGAGAAAAAAAGGTATTAAGATAATTCTTCAATACCATGATGAAATAGCTACTTATCTTAAAAAAGAAGATAAGGAACTTTACAAAACTTATATAACTGAATCTATGGAAGAAGTAAATAAAGAACTTAAATTAAATGTTCCTATTAGTGTAAGTTTAGATTTTGGTAATAACTACTCTCAAATTCATTAAAAATGATAAATGCAATTGATATAGAACAGAAAAATGCACTTAATCTTTGTCTTGGAACAAATGGAAATGTATTACTTTCTATGGCAACTGGTACAGGAAAATCAAGAGTACCTATTGAGTATGCTAAGATTAAGAAGTGCAAAAACATAGCAATATTAGTCCCTACAGAAGAATTAAGAGATAATAACTGGAAGGAGGAATTTATAAAATGGGATGCTGAGGATATTTGGCAGAATAATGTAAAAGCATATTGTTATGCTTCTGGCTCAAAAATTAAAGGACAGCATTTTGACTTGATTATTATGGATGAAGCTCACAGAGTAACTGAATTAAGTTATGAGTTTTTTACAGATAATGTCTTTGACAAAATAATTGCCTTAACTGCTACTGAGCCACAGAAAATGGAAAAGATAGAATTATTCTATCATTTAGATTTTAGATCGAGATATGTCTTAACACTGGATAATGCTATAGAGAGAGGTATTATTGCTGATTACAGTATCACAGTAATATATACTCAACTCAATAACAGTTTAAGATATATTGAAGCTGGTTCAAAGAAAAAGCCTTTCAAAGTTACTGAAAAGATGCAATATGATTATCTCACAAGTAAACTGGAAACTTTAAAGGAAGAAATGTTTCTTTCAGAGAAAGAAGAAAGACAAAAACAATTCTTAATACTGAAAAGAATGGATCTTCTTTATAATTTAAAATCTAAAATGGTAGCTGCAAAATATCTTAAAGACAAAGTTCTAAATCCTGAAGAAAGAAATCTGTTCTTTTGTGGAAGTATAGCTCAAGCTAATGAATTATGTGAATATACTTATCATTCCAAAACAGATGATACAGATTTGATAAAATTTAAGGAAGGTACTATAAATCAGCTTGCCTGTGTAGATGCTCTCAATGAGGGTATCAATATAAAAAATGTAGATGGTGCTATGATAGTTCAGGTTAAAAGCAGTCAAATACAATTGATACAAAGAATTGGTAGAACATTAAGAATAAGACCAAATCACAAGGCAAATATATTTATTTTGGTTTGTAAGAATACTCAGGATGAAGTTTGGCTTGAGAATGCTATTAGAAGTCTTGATAAGAGTAAAATAACCTATAAAATGATTAATGAATATATGACATGAACACAGAAGTTATAGAAATTTTAAAGAAGAATAATATCTCAGTTGATGATGGATTAACTTATTTGCTATCTTTACACTATAACCTTAATCCTACTTTTATACCAAATGTATTAAAGGCTCAAATCTTGGCAAGTGGTATAGTTTCTCCTAAAGATGGAGTATTAATTTGGAATGTTTCTTTGTTTGAAGAAAACATTACTCATTTTGAGTGGGTTAAGGAATATAGAGATGCTTTTAAGAGAATAAATCCTGAAAGAGCTGGAAACCTGAATACTTGTGTAGAAAGATTTAAAAGATTTTTTGCAGCAAATCCTCAAGTAAGAGTAGAGGATGTAAGAGATGCAGTGAATATGTATTTTAGATCTTTACAAAGTCCCAAATATCTAATGAAATCTCACAACTTCATATATATGGATAAAGGGACTTATAAGACAAGTGAATTGGAAGTATGGCTTGAAAGATTAGCAGAAATAAAAGAGTCAGAAAAAGGTAGATCAAGTCTCTCAAATACAATGAAATGAGTAATTTTATAGTTGAATTTAAAAAAGGTCAAGTTGGAAAGAATAGGGGTCTTCCTATGGGTAAAGGTCTGGAAGCTATTTCAAAAGCTATTGATGGTATTCAAAGAGGTATGATGTATGTTATTGCGAGCTCACCTAAGGTAGGGAAAAGTACGTTTGTAAATTATGCCTTTATAATAAGTCCATATTTATATTCTTTAGAAAATCCAAGTGTAAAAATAAGATGGATTTATTACTCATGGGAAATGGATAGAGTAACAATGGAATTTGATTATGTTTGTCATTTCTTGTATTCTGATTATGGAATATCAAGAATAGATTTGCCTCCAGGTGTTACCCATGAAGGAAAACCATACATAGATATTTCAAGTTCTTTCATTAGAGGACAAAAAAAGGATGACAATAATAATATTATTTTAGTCCCTGAGTTCCTTTATGAAAAAATAAAAATTATTTATAATGAACGTATAGTTCCTTTATTTGGTGAATATAGTGAATCAGGAGTTCTAATAAAGAGAGGTCTTATTGACTTTATTGATAGAGCAGATAATCCTACTGGGATATATAAAAATATTCTTAACTTTGCAGATGCAAGAGGTACTTTTATAAAAGAAGAATACTTTTCTGAAAGAACCAATAAAACTGAATCAAGAATAGTAGGATATAAACCTAATAACCCTGATGAATATGTAATAGTTATCCTGGATACCATAAGAAAGGTAAGAAGAGAGAGAAATTTTTCCTTAAAGGAAACAGTAGATAAAACTATTGAATATGCTACTGAATTAAGAAACTTTCTTAAATATACCTTTGTCCCTATAGTTCACTTAAATAGAGAAATGGCTGATATTGAAAGATTGAAGTTCATGGGGGACTTAATATTTCCACAACCTGAAACAATTAAGGAAACAGGAAATCTTTCTGAGGAAGCTACTCATATTTTTACCATGTTTAATCCTAATGATGAGAGATATAACCTTACAAAACATTTTGGATTGGTTATAAAAGACAGTAAAAGAAATGAGTTATATCCTAATTTAAGAACCATACATCTTGTTGAGAGTAGATATGTTCCTTACCCTCAACATTTCAGAGTTAATATGAATGGAGCATTAAAAGATTTTAAAAAATTTGAAGAATAATGGCTAAGATACTTATCCTTGCTCAAAGTGGTTTTGGAAAAACAACCAGTATTGGACCTTTACCTGAATTAGGTATTACAGGTTTAGATCCTAAAAGTACTTTTATTATAAGTGCTACATCAAAACCTCTTCCGTTTAGAGGTAGTAATAAGATATATAAAATAGTAGATCCTTTAGAACCTCCTACAGAGGAAAACGGGAATAGATTAATCAGTAACAATGGTTTTTTTATAGCTAAAACTATTACTTATCTCTTATCAAATAGACAAGGAATAAAGAATATAGTAATAGATGATGCTAATTATATCATGCAGGATTATTATATGTCTAATGCTTTGAAAAAAGGTTATGATGTATTTAAGGAGATTGGTTCTTCCATGAATGCCATATTTAGTGTTATGGAAAGTTCCTATACTGTGAATTTCTTTATGATGGCTCATTATGAAGAATATAAAGACAGTAATGAGGATACTATATCATATAGATTTAAAACTGTTGGAAAGATGACCCAAGATTTTATAACTCCTGAAGGGAAGTTTGATGTCTTATTATTTGGGAAACAGTTTTATGATGAACAGAATAAAAAAGTTATAAAGAATTTTGTAACTAATTTTGATGGAAGATTCCCTGCAAAATCTCCTGTAGGTATGTTTAATGAACTTTACATTCCCAATGACTTGGGATATGTAGAAAAGGCTGTAAAAGCTTATTATGAATAGTGAAATGAATTATGTCTAAAAAATAAAAAGTTATGTCAGAAATTAAGAAAATTTATTTATCAAAGTTAACTCAACAGGTAAATGAAGGTATGAAATTAAAACCTTTAGCAGAATATTATGGATTACCTGTAGCACAGATGAAGAAAATTCTAAATGAAGCTGGTTTAAAGATCAGGAAATTTAGAAATCCCTCTTATGAGCTTGTAATAGATATAGGAGAAGAAGAAAGTGTAGAAGAAAGTGAGGAAGAAGAGAAGTTCTTTGAAGAGGAAGAAGAATTTTTAGAAAGTTTTAACAATTTAATTAATTAAAAAGAATGGAAGATAAAATTTTAGGATTTGGTTATCAGGATGACCAGGATGAGAGTCTAAAATCAAAAGACTTTAGTTATGGAGTATTTGGTTTAAACCAAAGGGTATTAGTGACTAAATGTGATTATAACCCTAATGGTGGTGCTAATGGAACTGAAAGTGATTGTCTTGATATTTCCTTTAAAGTTGGGGAAGGAGAAGTAAATCAAAGGTGGTTTCCTATCACAAGAGTTTTTTATAAAGGAGAAGAACTTACAGATACAACTTCTTCAGAGTATATAGCAGCTTATAATGAACAGATGAAACATTTTAAAGCTGTTATGACACACTATTTAAAAGCTTTTAATACAGAGGAAACTATTAAGGGAGCTTTCAAAACACCTCCTTCAAACTTTGTAGAATACTTTAAATTAGTATCAAGATTAATGTCTCAGGGAATTGCCAATAAAATCCTCTTAGATTTATTCCTGCAATACCAATGGAATATTGGGGAAAATGCAACTCAGACTTATCTTGAAATTCCAAAAAATCTCAAGGATGGTGCTTTTCTAACACCTCATATGAAACCTGTTGGGGAATGGAAAGAAGAACACAATTGGATTGAAAAGGATGAAAAGGGTTTTTCAATTTCTATGGAGGGATTAAGATATGTTGATGATGCTGGAAATGTTCACAGGTTTAAGAGAAATAAAAATTTCATGGAAAGTAATAAAGCCAAGAAACAAACAAGAACTCCTGTAAATATGAGTACAGATTCATCTGTAAAAGCTGCTACTTGGTAATATATTAATAAAATTATCTATATATGGAAAACTTATTTGACTTTCAAGATGATAACATAGAAGTAAATAACTATATAGATAAGAATGAAATATTAAAATATATTACAGAAGAGGAGATTTTTGAATATGTATTGAAGTTTAAACCAAATGAATTTGATTATATTTGCTCTCCATTAAGAGAAGATAGAAATCCAGGTGCTTATTTTCAAAGGTATAACAATAAACTGTTATTCATTGATTGGGCTGATCCTTTTTGTACTCACTATAATTGTTTTGATTTTATAAAAAAATACTATCATCTTCCTGATTTTTATACAGTATTAAAATTCATTGAAGATAATATTATAAATAAAAGAGAAATAAAAAGTAGAGTAGAAGAAAAAAAAGGAGAAGAAGTTAAGAGAAAGGCTGAAATATTAATAGAAACAAGACCTTTCAATAATACTGACGGATTATATTGGAGTAAATATGGAATATCTAAGAAAAATTTGATACAGGATAAGGTATTTGCAGTAAGTAAAGTTAGAGTTAAAAACAAGAAAGATAGAGAATTTCCTGTATATACAAAATGTTTTGCTTACACAAATTTTCCTGAAGGAAGAAAGAAACTTTATTTTCCATTTAAAAAAGGAAGAGGAAGATTTCTTTCAACCTGTACCAAAAATGATATAAATATTGATCATCTTATAAAAGTGCCACAACTTGTTATAACTAAAAGTTATAAGGATTATAGAGTGCTGAGAAATTTGGGAACTAATGTAATATGGTTTCAAAATGAGGGGGCTTTTCCAGACAATCTAAAGGAAATAACTTCAGGTTATAAAGAGGTTGTGGTATTTTTCGATAATGATAATAAAGGTATTGTTGCAGCAAATAATCTTATAAAAGAAATTGGTGAAACTTCAAGAAAAATTCATTTGTCTATATCATTATTGGAGCAAGGGATAAAAGATGCTTCAGATATGTGGTTACATAAAGGAGAAAATGAATTAAAACTTTTTTTAATAAAAAACAAAATTAAATTGTATGAATCCATTAGACATAATTCATAGTAGTTTTAATCCCATTTTAGAATATCTTTATCAAGAACCTCTGATAACTCTTAATAATAAGATATTACCTGAAATATCTTTTCAACCTGCTCCTAATGATATATTCAAAGTATTCAGAATGCCTTTAAAGGATATAAAAGTAGTCTTATTAGGACAAGATCCTTATAGCACACCAGGTGATGCTGTAGGTCTTAGTTTTGTAAATGGAACTGATAAAGTTCCACCATCTCTTAGAGTTATCTATAGAGAGATTCTTAACAGCACAGGAAAAGAAGGAGATATAAAAAGTTGGGAACAACAGGGTGTATTCCTTCTTAATACTTCACTGACTGTTGAAACAGGGAAACCATTAAGTCATTCACCCTATTGGAAACCATTTATAATTAATGTAATTAAGTATATTTCTTTTCATCAACCTTGTATATGGTTTTTATGGGGGAAAGCAGCTCAAAGTTTTCAGATTTATATTTACCATCCTTTTGATTTAAGTAAATATAATAATGAAACTATTATGGAAGTACCTGTAACAAATGATTACAACTATATATTCAGAGCACCACATCCTGCTTCAGAAGTCTATTCTGGTGGTAGCTCTGGATTTTATGGTTGTAATCATTTTATTTATTCTAATATCGTCTTAATTAAGTTAAGAAAAACAAATATCAATTGGTAATAAAAACGTTTTAAAATTAAAAATTATGAGAAAAATTATTATTTTTTCGACAAGAGGTTCTCAAAAAAGAGTACATGAAAGTAATGTAACTACTTGGGGTGAGTTAAAAGAAGAGTTGGCTAATCTTTATGATTTCAATTCTTTACAGGCTACAGAAAACATTAACAGAACTGATTTGGTAAATGACACAGCAAAACTTCCAGAACAGGATTTTACACTGTTTCTAAGACCACGTGAAACAAAATCAGGAACTTTAAGTTATAAGGATGCAAGAGATATTGTAAAAAATTCTCCTGAACTTAAATCTTATATCAAGAGAGTTTATGGTAAGGACTATACACATGCTTCTACAGAACAACTAAATGAAGCTATTGAAAATACTGATATGGCTGCTGAAGAAGAAATTTATAAAATGTTAATGGTAGAAAGTAATCCTGAGAAGGAACTTGCAGAAGCTATTGAAAAGATAGTTCGTAAAAACTATTCTGGAATAAATGTAAAAGTTACTGTAGAACTTGCAGAAAATGAAGATTCTGATGTAGAAAAACTTTTGAAAGAAGCAGAAGAAATTTTTGGAGAACTTTAAAAAAACAAACCCCTCCCTAAAAAGAGGGGTTTAATTTTTATAAAAAATGAAAGAAGCAATAATAGAAAGTATAAATAGAAATTGCCTTTATAAAAGAGAAGGCTGGTTTAAAAGATATATGAGTAAAGGATACTTTTGTGATTTTGTAACAGATCCTGAACGTATAAATTCTTATATCGATATAATGGAAGGAATGGTAAAAATTCTTGATAGGAGTTATAAGGGAAACTGGTCTTTTGTCTTTCATAGACTTGATAATTTACCTTCTATACATATATTATATCCTGAAATAGAAATTAGAAATTCTGAAAATGAAAAACATACAATTAGAGATTTAGTTGTAGTTATAGACTTATCTATAGGACTTCTTGGAAAAATAACTATAGACAGTGGAATAAAAGGTTTTAGAATTACTGTTACAAAAGAAGAGTTTATTTCTGGATATGCACATTCTCACTTACACTCTTTACATGAAAAGTATAATGCTTTTCTTAATGGAGGAAAAATATCTTCCAATTATTTCTGTACAGGAGAAAATGAAATACCTGAACTTGTTAGTGTATTCAATGACAATCAAGATTTAGGTACTTTTGAATTGTTTTTGTTGACTTTAGATACAATGATGAGTTGGGAAAGTATTGAAGGACGTCCTTATATCTATTTAAGAGATATAAGTAGCTATAGTACAAATAGAAAAAGACTTTATGTAGAATCTTATGAAGATGCAAATAATATTTTTAATATGGTACTTAGGAGTGGTCTTTTAAAAAGATTAAAATATGATACATTGGGTAATAGGATAAGAGTTGTAGAGAATGACTATTTTATAAAGGAGCTATATAAAATTGTTTTTAAAGAAAATCCTCTTTTATTTTGTAAAAGAGAAGGGGAAGATTTCTATAAAGTATATCTTGATGAACAATTTCTAGAGCCTATTAAATATTCTTATGTATTTAAAAATACAGTAAAACCTTTTAAAATATACAATAACAGACCTTTACAAATTAATTTGGTAAATGAAAATGTATCATCTGAATTTATGTTATTCCCAAGTACTTATAAGAAAGTTATAAACAAAATAAATAGATATTTATATGAAAAATGTGTTGGATATTACGAAACTGTCAGATAAAATCAAAGTATTTGTTCCTAAAGAGGTTTTAAAAAAGATTAAGTATCTTTGTTATCTTATTCCAAATAATGAATGGTCAGGTGTCTTATTCTATGATACTAAAGGTACTATTAAAAAACCTTCTGATTTTGAGATAACTTTGAAAGATATCCTACCTATGGATAAAGGCAGTTCTGTATCTACAGAGTTCTCTTATGATAAGAGTTATGTAGAATATTTAATGAAAGATGATAAAAGAACAAATTGGAAATCTGGACTGATTCATTCTCATAATAATATGGAAGTTTTTTATTCTGGAACAGATGAGGAAGAATTAAGAACTAATTCTAAAGCACACAACTTCTATCTTTCTGTAGTAGTAAATAATAGGATGAGTATTATAGGTAGAGTTGCATTGTGTGTCTCTACAGAAAAAGTTGTAGATGTAGATTTTAGTGGTTTAGATGAACAGGGTGAGCCTTATAAAGTATCCTCTTCAAAATTGAAAGTAAAAAGTGAGAAGTTTTATTATTATGATTGTGATATAATATGTGAAGATGTCATAGAATCAGATGACTTTGACTTCATAGGGAATGTAGGGAAGATTTTGGATAAAAAGACTTTCACTCCTATAAGTAATAGTGTTTTTACTCCTTCGAGCAATAATTCTTATTATGTAGATAATTCAAGACCCTCTTTTACAGAGAGATATTATACACCTGATAAGTATGAAGATACTGAATTGTATAAATTCTTTCTACAGGATTGTCTTAATGTTTTATATGCAGAAAGTCTTGAAGATTCTTTAGATATTCTCTATGCTGAAATTAAAACTAAAAGTAAGAATATGAAGGAAGTACTTGATGACTTTATAGAAAATTTCAACTTTTCATTTGAGGATTACTTTAAAGTTAGCCCAAGTAATGGTAAGCATATAATAAGAAAACTCATGTCAATAATTGAAGATAATCTAAGTACTTATGCTTATTTAGCAGGAATATATAACTTTTTAAAAAAACTAAGTAATGAATACACAAAATACTGATAGAAATAATCTTATAATATCTAATATCTCAAAGGTTATTGGTAGAAATATGACCATGAGAGAATTTATAAATTTTACAAATGACTTTGGAGTAGATATGGATACATTAACAGATGTATTATCAAGTAGTGAATTTACTTCTCAATATGGCTCTGAAGTAACTACAAAATTTATAAGTGATCTTATTAATTATGACTATAATTCAGTAGAAACTGATGAACAGTTTACAAGATTTAAAGGTCTTCCCTGGTTCAATGTATTGCAGGATTCTCTTATAATAGGTGGAGCTGGTGGTATTGGAAGTTATTTATGCTTATTTCTTGCAAGAGCAGGTTTTGACACTGTTATATATGATTTTGATATGGTAGAAAAAGAAAATCTTGCAGGACAATTTTATAAAATATCTGATATAGGTAGATATAAAGTTGATGCTGTATATAATAATGTTAAAGAGTTTTCTCCTGGCAGTTCTATTTATACAAAGAGTAGAAAAATAACAGAAGATAATTCTGTATATGGGAGATTTTTCTTTTCTGCTTTTGATAATATGGAAGCAAGAAAAATATTTTTTAATCATTGGAAAAAGAATCTTCATCTTCATAAAAATGCCTTATTTGTTGATGGAAGATTGGAAGCTGAAATGTTTCAAATATTCTGTGTAACTCAAGACAAAGTAGAAGAATATGAGAGACATCTTTTTGATGATTCTGAAATAGAAGATGCTCCATGTACAATGAAACAAACATCTCATATAGCAGCTATGATAGCTTCTTACATGACCAGTATCTTTACAAATCATGTTACAAATATCTTCTTTGAAGAGAAAGTAAGAGATGTACCTTTTAAATATGAAGTTTTTACACCACTTAATGTAATTTCAAGATATGAGTAATATATTGGAGTATTTACTTGGAGGTTTTCCTAATAAAGTTCATAAAGATATGATAACAGAAGATTGTATAGCTACTGCTACAAGTAATGCTTTTATTCCCATAATAAATTTACGAAAGTATTTCTTTATAGGAGAAACAATAGCATATCCAAAAACAAATATGCTTGGATTTGAACAGAAGATACACTTAAAAGACATATCTGATAGTCTAACTTTTGAAGATGTTACTAACTCTGTTACTTTTAAAGAGGATAATATCTTAAAAAAAGTTATAACAGGAAAAGGAATTATGGTAAATGAAGTTGGAGATATTTTATTCCTTGCAGCTATAAAATCAGAAGTCTTTGTTAATTTCATAAAAGGAGACAAAAAAACTATAAGAAAAAGTGATTATGATATAGAGGATTTTAAGATATTTATATCCAATAAATTTCCAACTTATAAGAAAGTCTATAATAAAATAAAGAAAGATATTCTGGATGATTATATAAAGGAAGGTTTTGAATTATCTATAATGGATTCTAAACTCATTGAGAAGAGTGTCTATAGTAATAGATTTGAGAATACTATTGAATTTAATACAGTAGAAGATAGTAAATCTTTTATTGAATTTTTCAAAAGTACTATTTTATAATATGAATGTAAAAAAAAGTATTGGAGCAAAAAATAAAAGTAAAGGTTCTCATGCAGAGAGATTTTATGCAAAAGTTTTCAGAGAATTGGGATACAAGTTTTGCATAACATCAAGACAGGGAGGTAGAATCTATGATAATGCAGGTATAGATTTAATGAACATTCCTTATAATGTACAGATAAAAGCTGGGATTCAAAGAAATATGAATCCTGGCAAAGTTCTGTTTAACATAGATAATCAAATTAAAGCTTTGTTTCCAGAAGAATCTGATGTTAGAAAATATCCTATTATATTAATTCATAGACCAAATCCTTTCAGTAATAATACTGATAATGATACTGTTTATTATACTTATGAACAGCATCTTAGATTTAAAGACTTTAATAAAAAACTAAGATATATAAGTATTAAGTATAGAAAAGGAATGTATAATAGTGAATATGGTGCAATAGTAAATATCTCTTTTGAGGATTTTAAAAATTTAATTTTAATAAAGAATGCTGTACATAACAAGTAGAGAGGAGATAAATAAATATCGTGAAGTAGATGCTTTAAATCAAAGTGATTTAAAAAAGCTTCTTTTGGGGATGGATAAGTTTCTTGACAATAAGGAAGTCAAGATGACAAATCCAATGATAATAGGAAATGCTGTAGATACTATCTTAACAGGTGAAGAAGAGGATTTTGAAAATAATTTTTATTTACTGAATTATCCGAAACCTACTGATTCAATATCCTCTATTTTAGAGGAAACTTTTAATAGAGTTATTTCTTTAAATGTTCCTTCTACAGACTTAGAAGATAATTTGGATATACTTAAAGAAGTAATCATTTCTTATGAATATCAATCTAATTGGAAATTAGAAACAAGGATAAATAAAATTTTAGAGCATACAGGTTATTATAAAGACTTACAAAACAGTTTTGGAAAAATTATTCTTTCAGAAGAACAAAAGAGTATCATAGATAATATTGTAGATTCTCTAAAGAATAATATAATTACAAGCTCTTATTTTGACAGAAAATTATATGCTGAGAATACCTCTTGGGATATGTATCTACAACTACCTATTTATTGGGAATATAAAGGTGTCAATTGTAAAGGTCTTTTAGACATTGTAATTGTAAAGAAGGATAAATCTGGAAAAATAGAGAGAATCATTCCAATAGATTTAAAAGTTGTAATGGATAAAACATTATCTTTTCTGAATAATGCTAAAACAGGAAGATATGATATCCAAGCAGCTTTCTATACTCTTGGTTTATTATCCTCTAAAGATATTCCTTTTGAAGTTAACAAAGAGAATTTACTCAATTTTAGATTTGTAGTAGAATCTGTAGATACTGGAAATCCTATTGTTTATGAAACTTCAGATAGTTTTCTTTCAGTAGGTGCTAATGGCTTATCTGAATTATGGTTAAATGATAGACTTATAAGACAGGAAGTATTAGGGTATAACCAATTAATAGATCTTTATTTATATTATCAGGAACAAGGCTGGAAGCAGGAAAAGCTTATTTATGATAATTCAGGATTTTTATCATTAGGTTGGGAGAAAATTTATGTATGAAAATAAAATATAGAAAAAAATATGAAAACAGAACTTCAAAATATTTATCACCTTGCTTGATAAAAAGTTATGGGGAAGTTTTTGAAATGAAAATAAAGGAGTTATTTATATTAGCTTTTGGAATTGGTGATAAAATTATAGAAAATAACCCAAATTTTGATTTTAAAAACAAATCTCCTATTTTTGTACTCATAGATACTTTTGCTAAAAAAAGAAAGTCAGAGGATTTTTTATATTGGATAAAATATCAGAATTATTTCTTATATAGTTATCCAATTGATATTGAAGGTAGAGGTTATATGATTATTCTGGATTTTCCTAATAAAAAAGCTTATAATAAATTTTTAGAAGGTAAATACTCAGAAATGTATTCAATTGAAGAGATAAAAAAATATTTTCAAGAAGATACAAAAGAATATAAAGTACTTACTAAAGATAAAGTATTAATTCCTGACTTTATAAAAAATTTAAAAGAGTTATTTGATATAGACAATGTAAGAGAATCTGATTTAAAGAATTTTGAGCTGGATTTTCCTTACACTATAAATAAAGATGAAGAAATTTTCTAATAGAAATGGTTGTAGGTTATCCATAATACAAAACCTTCTTAAATAAAATATCAATTACTATGAATGAGTATAAGAAAATCTTTATTAATTTTTTAAGAAAGAATAAAATTGAGAAAGAGTTCAAAAAAATATTAAAAACTTCAGGTAATTTGGATTTTAATGAGTACCTTGAAGAACTTTTTCCAGATGACTTTATATCAGGTATTTTTCCATTTCTTGATACACCAGAACAGATTGAATTCTGGAGTGATATAGATGATAAATGGATGATTACAGAATCAAAAATATTGAATAAAAAACATGGAAAATTATAAGAGAGTATTTAAGAAATTTCTTCAACAGTATAAAGTTGAGGAAGAGTTTATGAAAAACTATAGGAAAGATTTTACAAAATATCTAAAAGAACATTCTAATAAAAAAGATTTTAAAGATAGAGAGTTTTTTAAAAAATCTCTTGAAGAACTTCTTGATAAAACTTCTCCAGAAGAATTTTTAGTAAGTTGTTTTTCTTGGACAAGTACAGATGATCCTAAATACTGGTTTGATTTGGATACTAAATGGAGAGAAAAATTAAAAAGGATAAAAGATGGAAAATGAAATATCAAATAAAACAATTATTTGTCAACTATTTGAAGATATAAAACAATTACTTGATGAATTAGGATGGCATTGGGTTACTTCAGTAGAAATGAGTAGCTCTTATAAGGATGTTATAATACAAGGGAATTATATACAAGAAATTAAGCAACAATTATTAGACAAAGGATTTGTTTATTCAAAAGAACTTGGTAAACGTAACACATATTGTTATTTAAGAGATGATATTATGATATTTTTAAATTCATAATTATGAAAAAAGGAGACAAAATTTACTTATTCATTAATGATAGAGTAAGTACCTGTGAAATAGTTGAATTCTACTCTTCTTTTACAGAATTAAAAATTGATAATAAAAGATTAGTAGTACCAAAGTATCATCAAGGTTTATTCTATGGCTATGGTTATGAGCGTGATAATAGATACTTATTTATTAAAAAGTTGTGGCATTATTATCCTGTAGTTCTCATTGAAAAAATTAGAATTAAATTTAAAAAATAAAATAATAAAATTATAATTATGAAAAAATACATGGTAATTTTGCCGAATGGAGAGAAAATTGAATTAATGGCGGATATTTTTGTTGAATCAGATAACAGGTTAAATATTTACTTTTATGTAGGAGACAATATGGTATGTGTTGTTCCTATTGGAAGTGCAATAATTGAAATTTTTGATTAGTAATAATAATTATAGACAACAATATGAATAGCGGTAAAATAGTAATGCACCGTAAGAGTGGAAGAATAGGACGTACATACGACATAAACGAGCCAATAAACGGGAAAATATCTGTTTATTTTGAAATAGAAGACGGTGGCGTTTTCGGAAATAAAGCGACATTATGTAACCCTAATAATCTTGAGATTATCGGCTTTATAGATTAATTACAATAACATGAAAAACAGCAAAATAAAAATTTGACAACAGAACATTTAGAGAATATAATCCGAAGAATTGAAAGAAAAGCTTTTGAAGGTATAACTGTAGATAGTGAATGTGACTATCCAGAAGAAATATGATTTAATAAGAAAAAATATTATGGTGAAGAAGCTTTAAAATTGTTAAACTATTATGAATATAAAAAAGAATTATATAAACGAAAAACTAAAAGATTATGAAATGCTATATTAAAAAATTATTAAAAAAATTAGGATGGTATAATTTTTTCTGTCGTAATTTTCTATCTAAACGTGAGTTTATCATTGAACCATTTGTTTATATAGATAAAAATGGAAATGTTTCAAAAGATATTACAGATACTATACGTTGGTTAGAGAAATTTTATATTGAAACACAATGTATTGAATTTGCAGAGAAGGAATTTTGGAAATATGCTGAAGAGAAATATTCGTTTCATCAATATATTTGGATATTCTAAAATAATTAGATTGTACTTGACAGAAATAATAATTAACTTTATAGGTACTTGTCTGAGAAACAAGTCTGATGGGTTGGCTACACTTATAAAAAACTATGTTGGAAGGTTTAAAAATACCTCCCTATAAAGTTATAAATAATAATCTATGAAAAATTATTGGAATTACAGAATAATGGCTAAAGAATACAAAAATGAAAGTTTTAATAACACTTTAAATGGATAATATAGAAAGGTTTAAGAATATAACCGATTATATGATTAAATTGTACGAAGAGAAAAATAAGAACTATGGAAATAGTTTTGATAAAACTCTTGATGATGATGGGTTGATAGTAGCTAAAATAAGGTTATCAGATAAACTAAACAGATTCTCAAATATAATTAAAAATGGTATTGGAGAAACTGATGAGTCTATAACTGATACATTAATTGATTTAGCTAATTATGCTATTATGACAATTATGTGGATAAATAAAAAATAATAAACTATGAGTTTAGATATAGTACTAAGAGATAACAAAAAATCTACTAAAGTAGGTACTGGTATATTTATAAGAGAAAACGGAAAAAACAGAGAATTAACTTTAGAGGAGGCTAAACAAAGATACCCTGATAATGATATACCACTTTATGAATTTGAAGATGATGCATTATATACTGACAATATAACACACAATTTAACACGTATGGCAAAAGAAGTTGGATTATATAATGTAATATGGAATCCTAAAGAAGTTGGTATATCTAAGGCTAGAGATTTAATAGAACCCTTAAGAGAAGGGCTACATCTATTAAAATTATATCCAGAAAAATATAAAAAATTTAATCCAGAAAATGGATGGGGTAACTATGAAACCTTAGTAAATTTTGTACAAAGTTATCTAGATGCTTGTTATAAATATCCAGATACTACTGTAGAAACATACAAATAAGGAAGAGAATAATCTCTTCCTTTTTAAATATTAAACAATGAATAAAATGAATAAAATAAGTGCTAATATTGTAGCTGATTCAATATCTATACATGGAGACAGAGTTACTACTTTTTTACTTACCTTTCCTAGATTTATACTACCTGAATTAAATACTCACAGAATGTTTTCACGTAATAGTGCTAGTAGTAGGGCTATACCTTTTGAAAAAATGGTTAAAATGGTAGAAGAAGATCCATTTATACCTATAGCTTGGCAAAAAGATCACAAAGGTATGCAAGGGACTGAATACATTACAGATGAAAATGCAATAAAATGTTTAAATAGTATGTGGCTTGACGGTAAAGAACAAGCTATACATACAGCAAAAAACTTATATAGGGGTGCATATAAAATGGTGGCCGACAGAGATGTGGATGGAAATTTATTAAGAGGATTAGTAAGTGAAGATATTCCTGATACAGGAGTAACAAAACAAATTTGTAATAGACTTCTTGAGCCTTATATGTGGACTACTATGCTAATAACAGGTAGTGAAGAAGGATGGAAAAATTTTTTTAAATTAAGATGTCCACAGTATTATATAACAGACAATCAAAAAGAACCTTATGCTAAAAGCTGGAAAGAATTACTATTATATCATAGTGATGATAAATACGCACAAGTTATTAAAAATAATCAAGAAAACATATTATTTAAATTAAAACATAATAATGGAAAAGCAGAAATTCATATGATGACTTTAGCAGAAAGTATATATGATTCTATGGTAAATAGTACTCCAAAGCAATTAAAACCAGGAGAATGGCATATTCCTTTTGGTGATAATATTCAAGAATCTGGGTTACACGGCACAGTTTGGACAAAGTTAATTTCACCTAAAAAAAAAGATTTAGAATTTTGTAAAGTTAAAATTGCTACTGCAAGGTGTGCGAGACTTTCTTATATGACTTTTGATGGAGAAATAGATTATGAAAAGGATTTAAAACTTTATGATACTTTATTGAAATCTCATCATATGAGTCCTTTTGAGCATTGTTGCAGAGCTATGACTGATATAGAATATTATTCTTTTATAAAGGGAAAAGTTCCAACACAAAGAGATGACTATGGAATTTTAAATTATGAGTATTATCCTTATTCTAATGGTAAAACAGATAGAGAAGGAGAATTATGGATGGGATTTATTGGAGAAAATCCAAACAATGGAGGACGCTTTGGTTGGTGTAATAATTTTAAAGGATTTATACAGTATAGGTATTTAATTGAAAATGGTTATGGCAAGTAAAATAAGAGTAACTCTTACAAGAGTTTATGAGTATGATATTTCAAAAATACAAGCTAAATTAAAAAAGGCTGGGTATAATGATGATGAAATAGATGATTTTCTATTAAAATATACTGCAAAAACTGAAGCACTTGAAGATTTTTCTTGTGAAATGGTTTATTTTGAAGAAAATATAGATGATTTTGTAGGAACTACTGCTGAAATAATAGATTAAATTATGGCAAATTGGTGTTCAAATTGGGAAAAAGTAAATAATCTTTTAAAAGATGAATAAGAAGTATATTACTACTGATAAATTTTTTATAGGATTTATCTTTAAACGTAGATATAACTTAACTATAAGCTTGTTTAATAACTTTGGTTTTGGTATTTTATTTAAGCCAATTTGACATTATTATGTATGAATTATGGTGCTACATTACGAATAATAAATTCACAAAATGGGTTCAATATAAGTTTAAAAAATAATCTTTGTGCAAATTAATCTGGGAGAATCAGATGGAGGTGATAGCTTAAAACTATCGTAAAATACAGAAGTCCAAAATAAGTATTAAGTTACTGATGTGGAATAGAATATCTCTAATTTGCACAAGGATTTAATAAGAAAAAATGATAATTTGGAATTTCAGAACACCAATTACTTTCATAGCCAGTTTAATGTGGAATTTTTGTGAGTATTTTGAAATATCATTAGGAAGATTTCCCCCTGTAATATTTAGACTGGTTATAGAAACTTAAAACTAAAAATTATGAATAAAGAAGAAAAAATAAAAGAATTTTTAAATTCTTTACCTGTTGATAAAGATCTTATAGACTATATAACTATAGAGATGATAGATTTAAAACGTCCTTTTGAATCTATTCTTAATATGATATATAATAGACGTACCCCTTATAAGATGTTTTCTGATTCTAAAGAAGCTATGGATTATCTATCAGCAAATGATACAGATTTAAGTAATAGTTTAAATATAGCTAATACTGTAGGATTGAGTTTACTGGACATAAATTCAAGAGTATTAGCAATATTACTGTTTGAAAGTAAAAGAATGAATGAATTTTATAGTTTAAAAGACAGGATTAATGAATTTTTTAATAATATAAATTATGGAAAATAAAATGAAACTTTACAAAGTCACTTTAAAAGGTATGACTTATTCTTGTAATGGGACTGCTTATGGAATTAGTTATGTTGTAGCTGAAAATCCAGATATAGCATATAAAAAGATAAGAGAATTTTTAGATAAAAATGATTTAGGCTTTCCAAGAGAAAGAGAACTTGATAAAATTGAATTGTTAGCAGAAGATTACCAATATACAAATACTGGATGTATACTTTATTTATAAATAATATGAAAAAATTAAAATGTATTCCTTTTATAATTAAAATAACATGGTTAGAGGGAGTGGAACATGGATGGGGAAATGGATATGTTGCTGTTCCAGAAGGACATCCTTTATATGGAAAAAAATATTCTGATACAATTTCTGTGAAAAATAAAGACAATATTAAATTTAATGGAAATTTTATTAGTTTTCTTAAATATTGTCTTAACCTTGAAGATAAAAATCTTGTTCCTATAGATCTTCTTCTTGATGTTCATGGAGGTATTACATTTTCTGGCACTGTAAATGAAAAGTTTCTTGAAAAAGCAGAATTTATTAGTTCAGATAAAAATTTAGATGGTAGATATTGGGTATTTGGATTTGATACAGCTCATTTTCAAGATAATGAAGTTAATTGGCCAAAAGAAAGAGTAATTGAGGAAACACTTAAACTTAAAGAAATGTTAGAAAATTTTAAAATTTAATTATATGAAAACTGTAAAATATTATCCACCATCTGATTCATTTGAAATATATGATTCAGAGACTGATACCTATTATAATTCATTTGGAGAAGAATTAAGAGATCCAGATGAATATTTACCAGATAGTGATGGTTGTTATACTCCTTTTGGAGATGAATAACTTTTAATTTAAAGAAACAATGGAAGAGCAAAAAGTATATGTAGTTATTTCAACTCATGGAATAGTTGATGAAGTAGAAGAAGTACTTGTAGGTATTTACTCTAATGAAGAAAAGGCAAACAAAGCTATAGAAGAAGAAAAGACATATTATAAAAGATTAGCTGAGATGCCAGAACCTCCTGAAGATGATGATGAATCTTATTCATTATGGTTTAATCAGCAAGATTCAGCTACTTCTTATAAGGGTTCATATAAAGTTGAATATACTGTTCAATAAAAGTAATAATCTAAAGAATTTTTATTAAAGAATGAATGATAAAATTAAAAATTTGGAAGTTGGAGATAAGGTATTTGATACTTTTCATGGAGTAGGAACAATAACAAAAATCTATGAAAATATTGAGAATATTGAAAATCTTTGTAAAAGTATTGATATACATTCTGATATAATATATAAAAAGAACTTTATAGCAATTATAGATTATGACAACAGAGAAAGATTATAAGGAAACTCTAAGTGAATTTTTAGACAAGTTTTGTGATATTTTCTTTTTAAATAGAGAAGACTTCTTTGGAAAGAAAACAGGTATGGTTGAATATAAATACTTATTCTTCTACTCTTGTAGAAAAAAATTTCCTACAATTTCTTCATCTAATATTGCAAAATTTTTAAACAAGAATATCTATGATTTTTATACAGGAACTGCAAAAGTAAGAAGTCTTATAAAAATCAAGGATAAACTTACTTTAAAAAGATTAGAAGCTATAGAAAAAATAATAAATTAATAAAAATATGGAAAAAGATTTAAAACCATCTCTTAAACAGTTTTTAGTAAAACATAGAGCATATAAAAGATTTCTTAAAAATCTTGGTGTTTACAACGAGAGATTAATTGAAGAAATTAATAATTCTAAAGGCTTTGATTGTTTTGCATGTGCTTTTATTTGGGATAATGTTCAAGAACATTATACATATTGGTATAAATTAGCAGAAAAATTTAATAAAATAGACAAATGACAAAAGAAGAATTATTAAACATACGAGTTCCAAGTTCTACTGATACTTATTCAGCAGTACCTCATAGAGCTATTATTGAGGTAATACAAGAGGAATTGGATAGGCATGGCTTAACAGCTGTTTCAGAAAAATATAATACTAATAATAAAGGTACTCAAGTAATAGGTTATGTAGATATAGTTCATCCTGATGGAACAAATTTAGGTATGAGACTGGCTTTTAGAAACAGTTATGATAAATCAATGAGTGTGGCATTTGTGGCTGGGAGCTTGGTATGGATCTGTGGCAATGGAATGATATCAGGAGAACTTCAATTTCTTAGAAAACATACTGGTTCTGTTAACAGAGAATTACATGAAAAGGTAATGACAACTATTGGTTATTTAGATGAACATTTTAGAAGAATGCTTTTCTATTCTGAAGTTATGAAAAATAGATTCCTTACAAGAGAAGATATGGCTAAAGTTTTAGGGAAAATGTTTTTTCAAGAAAATCTTGTTACTCCAACTCAACTTGGAATTATCAAGAAAGAATTTGAAGAACCTTCTTTTGAGGAATTTAGATATGATACTTTATGGTCATTATATAATTATGTAACGTATTCTCTTAAAGAAGCTCATCCTATTACTTATATTGAACAGCATAAGAATTTTCATCATTTTATAGAAAGAGAATTTGAATTATCATGAAAACAAAATTAAGTAAGTTGATACTCTTTTTAGAATTTAAGACTGGATTTCAATCAGATATTGAAGATTTCTCAGGAGTAACAAACTTTGTAGATGTATTATATGATGCAGATATAAAAAAGATAAACTCTTTTGAAGATCTTTATAAAGTATTTGAAGATGGAGGAGTTTTTGATAGTGATTTTATTTTTAATGAAGATTGTATGTATTATCTTTTACATAATGACCCATCATTGATAGAAACATTTGATATTGTCTCTGAGTTTGGTCTTACTATTGAACAATTAAATAGTAGAGTATTAGCTAATCTTCTCTTTTCAAGAAAAGAGAGAGAAAAGTTTGAAGCATTAAAAGAACAGATAGATAAATTCTTTAGAGATTATAAATAATGGGATTAAGTGTATCTCTCAATAGAGAAAAATGGATTAGTTATGATAAAGGAGAAACTTATCAGGTTGAATTAGAGAAAGTTTTTAGTCTGAATATTACTCATAGATTGAGTAATATGGCTGAACATGCAGGACTTTATGATGTTTTATGGAGACCTTATAAATTAAGAAAGGATGCCCCTATTAATGATTATAATGCTGAATATGAATTTGAAAAGCAACAAGAAATTAAAGCTTCTGAGATTATTACTACTTTAGAGAGGGGTTTAAAAAGACTTACAGATTATCCAAATTACTTTAAACAATTTATCCCATCTGAAGGTTGGAGAGATTACTATGGATATTTAGTTTCTTTTGTTAGAAGTTATCTTGATGCTTGTAAAAAGTTCCCTGATGCAATAATAAAAGTAGAAAGGTAAAGTTATGGAATTAAAAAATATAAATATTATAATAATCATTCTTCTTATACTTCTACTTATTAGTCTATCTCTATCTAATAGAACAAAGAACAAATATAGAGACAGATATAATAATCAGGTAGAATTATATAATTCTATTACTGATAGTCTTAAAAAGTATAAGAATAAAGATAGCTTAAATACAGCTGTAATTAAAGTAATGGAGACAGATAAAACTAAAGACTTTCTTAAAATAAAGAATTTGGAAGGATATAATCTAAAGCTTCAAGAGTTTGTAAAATCTCAGGAAAAAGAAATAAAAAATCTAAAGGTTGCCTTGATAGTAGCTACAGAAACTTCTTATACTGATACTTTAAAAGAATATTACCCTATAGGTGGGGACACTATTGTTTTCTCTAAATCCATATTATTGGATAGTATAAATAATAAATGGATCAATGCCATGTGGGGTTTCAAAATGGGTAAAAGTATTTTACAAGTAAAAACTTTTGATGAATTTACTATCTCTATAAAGAACTCAAAAAACATTCCCTATGCTGAAATTACAAATCTGAACCCTTATTCAACAACTAAGGATATGAGAGTATATCAAGTAGCTGTTCCTAAACAAAAGAAAAATAGTTTTGGTTACAGTATAGGATTTGGTGGTCATTATGGTATTTCAAGTAAAATCTTTGATTATGGACCTTATATAGGTATTAGTTTTAATGGTAACATAGTGAGGTAAATCCCTCACTATGTTTTTTTATTCCTCTGGTAGAATTAATTCTATCTCTTCAACAGTTTCTTTAGCTTCCTCTTCTGCTTTTTCAAAATCTATTCTGTCTAAAGCTTCCTCATAACTTTCCCCATCTCTATATTGTCTTGAGATATCCTCATCATTCATTATCTTGTTTACAACTTTTTCAACCAATTCCTCATCCTCATATCCCAGTTCTTCCTTATATCTTTCTGATACAAGTTTCATATAGGTTTCTCTAAGTTCTTTTCTCCTATTAGTAAGTTTAGTCTTTGATATACTTTCATTTGATTTTGCATAATAATCAAACCATTGACCTGAATCATATTCTCTTTCATCTTTCCATATTTTATCTACACCACCTTTTTCAATAGCTTTAGATACATTTGTGAATACAGGTACAAGGGGTTGTGCTTTTACAGCTGACATCATAATATCACTGAAAGAACCTTCATCATATTGATAATACTTCAATACAGTCTTGAAAAATTTCATACTGTCTTCTATAGGAGCTAACATTATAAGTCTTGTATTTTCACTTACAAGTTCTGCTGGATTCATAAATACTGTGAGATTTTTTAATATCTGATTACCATAATTGTCTATGAAATTTCTAATCTGCTTTTTATCTTCATCTTCATCATCCCCACCACCAAGAGCATCTTTTGCCAACATTATAAACATAATAGTACCTATGGTTAAAGCTAATTCCTGTGCACATGCTGAAATAGCACCTAACTCTTCTTTTGTAAGTACTCCTTTGTCCTGAAGTTTTTTGAAAGATTTATTCTCACTAAGAGCTTTAATATCCTCCAATTGCCATTTTGATTTTACAATAATGAGAGGTAAATTGAGAGTGTCTATCAGAATTTCCTTTAGCATACCAGCAGCAACTAATCCATTATCTGCAAGGTCTGTAGTAATCCCTTTATGAAACCATTTATTGGAAAGTCTCTTAGTTAAATATGGTAAGAAAGCTGTAGAAAGAGTTATTCCACCTATAAGTGGTCCAAAGAATGCAGTAGCTACTGTAGAGGAAAATATACCTAAAGCACCAGGATTTCTAAATAAAACTCTATATCTTCCTTCACTTCTAAATTGACCTTGTATAATATCATTACCAAATGTTCCAATTCTTTGATTTATAAGCTCAGGCAAGTATCTTTTAAAAATCATTGCAAATCTTCCCCAAGTATTTTTCATAATAAGAATACTGTCCATATTAGAGAAGTTACCTTGAGTTTTATTAATACTGTCCTGTATTTTTACATTAAGTAAATGGATAGTATTTTTCCCTTCTGCTTTTCCATCTGCAACATTAAATACCTGAAAAGTTTCATAACCTATATTATCTGTATTAATGTATTTATTTAGGTCTATATTATCTTTTAAAGTACCATCTTCATTAAAAGCTTCAGCTGTATATCTATACTCTGGTTTAAGTTTTAAAGTACCAGGTATATAAGCAGTCATAAAATTTTCAGTATCAATAATTCTCCCATTTTTATCTTTTACAATACCACTTCCATTTACAAATTTTGCTTCTTCTCCTTTATAATTTTTTATTGTTTGACCCTGTAGAATATTCAGTACTATTGCTACTTGAATTTTATATTCAGGCATACCAACAGCAAAATTATAAACATCAAGAAAGTCCTTGTATTTGTCATAAGCAGAAACTTGGTTCTTCTTATCTCTAAAATCTTTCCTATCCTGTAATACACCAAGTTTTTTAACAAGTTCATCTATAGTCTTTAATTGTGCAGCTCTTTTTCTTGCTATAAAATCCAATTTACCATTGGAGAATCTAAAAGTGTTGGCTAATGTAAGTATTCTATTAGAGTATCTGTTACTTCCTCTTGGCCACTTTATACCTTCTGCATCTGTTATAATATTCATTACAGAACCTTCAATTAAGTTCTTCAAACCTGATTTAGGATTAAATCCTAAAAATTTTATGGAGAGGTTATTTAGAATACCACTTACCATACTGCTAAAAGTCATAGTGATACCTAAATTATCTGCCTGTTCTTTTATATATTCATTTAATTTCTTCTCAAAATCAGAAGCAGATATAGTTACTGAAGAAAATTCCCCATTTGTATTTGAAGTTTTAAGATACGCTACTTCTCCTGTATCAGTATCTTTTATAGATGAATATGTAGAATCTCCTATTCTAAATTTCATATCATCATTAGACACTGAAATCTCATCAAGTATTTTTTTCAATCTTTTATCAGCATCAGAATATCTTTTTATTTTTTTCTTTGTTATTACATTGTTTTCTTTAGGTGTTTCATTCCTTTTACCATAGATATGTGTATCTACCCATCCTCTAAATTTAGCATTGGAATTCTCTCTTACTCTACCATCTTCACCTTTAATATGAACATTATATAATAAATCAGCTATAAAAGCAGTATCCTGTCTTGCTCTTTGCATGGTAGCTAAAGGAGATACAGCCAAAACATTCTGGAAAATATCCTTAGAAAATTCAGGTAAAACCTCTGCTCTTGCAATGGTATCTACAAGTTTGTCTTTTGTAATATCCTTATCAAAATTTAATTTTAAATCCTTTGCCATTTTCAAAAGCTCCTTTGAAGATTTCAAAGTAAGAACTTTCTTATAATTATTAACTTCCCTTAAAGCTACATTTGAGTAATTAGATACTATACCTTTCTTATCTGTAGAATAGGAGTTATCAAACCATTTATCCTTCCATTCATTAATAGTGTAATGTATTACTGCCTTCATTAAGGGTAAAATACCTTTCCCCTTTGATTCAACTAAAACTTCACTGAAATGTTTTCTTAGCATTGGTATCTCAAGAGCAGAAATATTTATACCATTTATACTGTATGCAGGATTAATATGTTCAGAGAGTAACTCCTGTAAAATTTTCTGTGCTTCATAAGCATCATTATTAGGCTCTATAATATTCTCAAAAGTACTGTCATAGAATCCTGTATCTACAGTTCCAAATTGATCAGTTACTTCTCTTAAAGGTACAAAATGATTATACCTACCAGTATTATATACAGATGTAGTTTGATTATCTACAACAGTTAATATTGGATTTTTCTTATTCTCACTATAATAATTCTCAAGAAACAGGAAAGGATTAACTGCATCTATATTTTTCTGAGACCAAACAGTATTTCTATCAGATTCAGCATTCCTGTATTTTATAAATTTTTCTACATTTTCTATCTGTTTATTGATAACATCATCATAAGATTTACCGAGAAATTTTCTTAATTGAGTTTCATAAGCATTCATTTCATTCTCAGAGAAGGTGAAATATTCCTTATAACCTTCCCCATACATATCTTTAAAAACTTTTAATTTTCTTATATCTATAAAAGATACATTATTTGAATACCATGTAATTAAGTTTTTATACTTTGCAGGTTTTAATTTGTTATGTGCAAAGTCAAATTCCTTTTTTAAGTTTGATAATACATTAAGACTTCTAAACCATTTTACAGTATATTTTGAAATAAGTTTTCCTGTCATTACTCCATACTCATCCTTAGCATAAAAATTCTCTATATTGAACTTTGATTTCCTAAGTTTTTCTTGAAGTTCTGATAGTCTATCTTCTTTATCTAAAATAACCTGCTCTCTTTTTCTTACATTAATCTGAAAAATATCAATAAGAACTTTAAATGGAATAGAATCAATATTTGAATTTGCACCTAAAAATAACTTCTGTGCCAAGTTTATATCTGCTCCCTTATTTTTTATATTAAGTAACATTTCCTCTATCTCTTCTTCTGTGAAATTATCCTTATTTTCTACAAATATAGGATCATTTAAGAAAGCATCCTTTGCTACTTTATAAAGAAAATCATCATATTTATTTTGAAGATTTACCATTGGAGCTACAACTTTATCATTATAACCTTCTATACCATCACCATCAAACATTATCCTATCTCCTTGTATAATACTCCCATCTATATTTTGACCTAAAATTAAATTTGACAGTATATTAAGTCTTTGTGTAAGTTCAAAGTTTTCAGCAATAAATGTGTCAGGATTATCAAGAATACTGGAAAGTTCTGAGATTTCTTCTATAATATCACTAAAAACTGTTTCTGCATCTCTGGAAGTTAATTGTCCAACTTCATCCTCAACTTTATTTATTAATTCATGTAATTCACTTACTCTTTTTTTATAAGTCTCTGTTCCTTCTTCACTTTTATTAAGTTTATAATATCTGTCTAAGTTTTTCTTTAGATTGTCAAGTAACTGTTTCTTATATTCTATATATCTATTCATACTTATAAGGTTATCCTTATTTGAAGTATCAATAGTTTCACCAGTTCTTGTATTAGTATATGATTGTGGAGCTCCAAGAGAGTATTTTTTAGATTCTACATATTCTTCAAACTCTTCAAAATTATTCTCTGATACAACTTTATTAGTTTCTTTAATAAAGTTTATATAATCCTCTTGAGTACCAATACTGAAAAATTCAGGGAAGTCATTAAAAAGATTTATTACATCATCTTTAAGTTGACCATCAAAATCTATTTTAAGTTGTCTATTTTTTTTACTCTCCTGAAAATTATCATATTTTCTTTGAAATTCTTCTATAAAAGGTTTATTCTCCATTAATACAAAGTAGGAAGTTATTCCTTTTTCAATCATATTATCTACTCTCTCAGATGTTCCTGGCTTTAAATCATAATCTCTTTTAGAGATAAAAAACATTGGACCACTATGAGTTACTCCATATTTTCTTGCAGCTAAGGTTAACTCATTAATAGCCCTATAAGTACTCTCCAGTTTTGATGTTGGTACTCTATATTCTCCAGGATAACCTGGTTTTTCATGCCATCTTACATATTTATTTTTTTCTAAAAAATCTACAATAGCCAAATCTACTACATTACATGCCATATCTTTAATTTCTACAATTTATAAAAATATCATCTTTTAATTCTGTAAAGATACTAAAATCTAAGTTTATTTCTCTTGGAGCAGATACATAATTATTTTCTTTACTTATGTCTTTTTTATTTTCTATTTGATTTTTTTGAATTGTTTTATCTACAAACTCTCTAAACCCTTCTATGTCTTGTTTAGAACCTAATATATGAATTTGTTCAGGTTTTATAGCTATTTCATATCCTGGAGTAATAACACTGTCATTATATTTTAGATTTTCTAAATCAACTGCTGCTTCTTCAAGTCTATCTTGCTCTTTATCAAGTTTGTCGTTTGTATATTTTATTAACTCTTCTTTATTTTTTACATCCCCTTTAAAATCATCGAAAAATTGATAATCTATATCATTATTATTAATTTTATTTATCCAACTCTTTCTTTGCTCTTTAAGATTCTCAAGCTGTGATGTATAGACATTATCTCTAACTCTATTAAAATATCGTTCTGGAGTATATTTACCATCTTTAACATAATATGGATTAACAGTATTTACTATAGCATAAATTAGCTTATTACCATACCAACCTAAAGCACTGTCTTTTTTAAATGATAGATAAACAGCAAAACCTCTATCTCCTAAGTCAGTTTCACCAAAATAAGATAAATCAAAACCATTTTTTAGTATTTGTTCAAAATTCTCATCATTAGTAGCATGATAAACAATATCTTTTACTTTACTATCAGGAAATATAGTGTCCAAGTATCTTGAATACTGTTCAGAAGTTCCTATAGAAGATAATTCTGGATTTTGTTCAAATATATCATTAACATCTCTCCTAATTTTAACTTCTCTTGGAGCAAAAGTATATTTAGTCTCTCCTGTAGCTTCTTGATTCCTTTCAATTTGATTTCCTTTGGTTTCTTCTTGTGTTTTAGGATTTTCTTGATATGTTTTAATTTTTTCAAACCTTTCTTTAAATTTCTTTTCATCAGAAATATCTTTTCCATTTATATCTCTAAATTTCCAACCTTTAGGGGCTAAGACTGTAGTAGGAATACCTAATTTCATACCAGCCTTTGCTCCAGCCTCATCAAATCCTGTTTGTCCACCAGTTCTTATAGATGAAATTTTCACTTTTAAATCAGAAGACTCAACAATAGCCTTAAGTAAATCATAGGTAAATTTATCAACTTGCTCTTGAGTATATTTACCTTTCATAGTATATATCCCATTACCAGCTATATTAAGAGATATTTCATCTTTACCTATAGAGTTAAGAGCATTAACAATTTTATCTACTCTTTCTTTTGTAACTTCAAGTTTATTACCATCTATAGGCATATAAACTTTACCTTGATTTAATACAGAGTTTTTAGTAAGAATTTCTCCAGCACTATTAAAATCAACTGCAATAGCTATAGTTGCATCTGCTGAAGCATTTTTAATAGTTCTTTCTCTATATCCTGTAGAATCATCTTTTTCAAAGATAATATTACTTGCAGATTCTTTCTGATTATTAATCTCAGATTGTGATTGTTGATTATTCCAATCATAATTATTAATAAAATAATCTAAAGCATTAGCATGTGAAGGTTCATTTAACTCAGTATAATAAAGAATATCTTTCCCTTTTAATTTTCCTGACTTAAATTGTTCTATCATCCATTGCCTTCTATCTTCAAATTTAGGAATACCACCATTAATAATCCAGTCTATAAAGCTTTCTACAGATTCTTTGATACTTTCTGTTTTAATCATATTAGGATTCTTGTCTATTACTCTCTGGTCATGTGAGAAAGGATTCCCAAAATGATGCTCAGTACCACTTATTCTTGTAGATATAATACCTTTTGGAGTAATAGCAGACTTAAATTCTCTAACTATGGAGAGAATACTTTGAAAAGCTTCAGAAGAATTTTTCCCAGCCATTTTTACATTACCTGAGATAGTTTTCTTCTGATTTAATTTATTGTAAGTTTCAGAGTTAATTTCCTCTGTATCCTTACTTAAAATAGACATAGCTTTATTATCTGTTTCTTGCATTTCCTGAAGAGAAGAAGCCTTACTCTGAGTTTTGGTTTTTGTTTTAGTTACAGTAATAAAATCTATTACAGTAGAGAGAGTTTCTTCTGTTATATTTCCCTGTACTCTGTTACTAATATCATATACCAACTTTCTTACAAATTCTGCAAATTGTTGTAAGATACTTGTACCTGTATTGTCAAATTGTATATGAGACATTTTTTCTCTGAAATTATAGTCTGTAAATACTCCAGCCATAAATTCATGGAGATTGGAGATTCTATAAGCATCAGTCTGTCTTGGGTCTTTTTTATATCTGTTCTGGATATTCTCATAGGCCTTTTTCCAGTTAATCTCTTTTCCTGTATTTTCTTTAACTTTTCTTACTTCTTCTTTAATAAGCTCTTCAGAGGCTTTCTTATAAAGTCTTACAAGTTTTACAATATGTGCAGGAGTATTTATATCCTTATAGTTTATTTTAAGATTTATATTATCTAAACCAACTTCTATAGAAGCATTTATAGCATCTACATGATTTTCTACTTCTCTTGCTGTTATAGAATGAAATACTTCCTCAACAAAAGTTCTGTAGTAATTTTCTATTGTAGTAGGACTATATTGACTTGAATCCAATCTTATAGTATTATTTTTTATATTGTAAGAACCAGGAGAACCTTCCTTATCTGTACCTTCATAAATTCTTGTATCAGGACTTACAAACTTTATAATCTCACTTAAAAGATTTTTAAGTTTTCTTGTTTCTGTGTTATCTGGAAGATTTGATTTCTCAAATCTTTCCATTAATTCAGATACAGTAATACCATTATCAGATGAAGAAGGGAGATTAAATACATTATTTTTTGTATTTATGTAGTTTGGTTTCTTAACTGGTTCTGTTACTTTTATATTATTAGAATCAAAAAGAGAAACATTCACATCAGTTTTAGTATTATATTCATTTACACCAAACCCTCCCAATTTATTTATTTTTCTGTAAGTACTCATTTTATTTATATCTGTTGATATAAGTTCAAATAAGAAAGGTTCTCCATTTATACCTTTTACAGAAACATATTTAGGTGCTATATCTTCACCAAAAGAGATATTGAAACTTGTGAGAGTATTTACCTGATTTTTGTTCTTTACTTCCTTTATATTTTTATAATTTAACTTATAAGCATACTCTGGATGATGCTGAAAGAATTGTCTTACAAAACCTCCTTTATTTACTTCTTGGAAAGGTCTATTAATATATATTCTGTTATTCTTTATTTGAATAACACGAGTTCCAAAATTTCTGTTCACATTACTTATAAGTGCATTCAGGTCTTTTCTTAGAGAGAAATTCTCAGAATATGCTAAAGGTATCTTCACATAAGTTCCTGTTTCATCTGTAATTATGTTATTATTGTTTATAAATTCAGTAATACTTTTTATGCTACTATTATAAAGCATGTTAAAATATCTACCACCATTTATATTCAAATTTGCCAATTCATTAAGTTGGTCATTAAAATTATATTTTTTAAATACTTCCATAGGAATATAATTTCTAAATCCTATAGCACCATTTTCTGTATTTGTCAGTAAGGCATACTTTGTCAAATCCTTTACCAATTTTTCTTGTGTATAATTCTCATCACCATTAAAACTTGGAAGTTTTATCTGTGAATTTGACATTAATAAAAGTTCTGTATGAGGAAGATTTTTATTAAATGAATTGTTACTGTTAACATTGAATTTGATAATAGAAGGTTCTTTTTTATTAATGGAAAACTCCAAATTTCTAAAGAAATGTTTATTAAACAAGGATTTTAAGTCATCATTAGTTAAAGATTCTTTTTTCAATCTCAAAAGATAATTTGCTAAAGATTCTTGATTTTCAGAAGGTTCATCTATCAATAATCTTCTTCTTTCCTGATTTATATCATCTATACTATCATATATATCAAAAATGTTTGAAGAATACATATACTCCCTTATTGCAGACAGAATTTCATATCTGATTTCCATTGTTTCATTACTGTAGTCATTTCTTCTTTCTCCAAGTATATCATCTATCTGTTGTGAGAAATATTTGTTTTCAAATGGGAAGATATTACCCCATAAATAGTATCCTAAAGAAATTGAATTTAGAAGTTTAGCACTATTTGGACTATTTGGTTTTCTTAAAAATACTTCTCCTGTCTCATTATTTTGTCCTACTTTAATATAACCCTCTCTTAGAAGTTTTTTTATTTCTTCAGTATTATTCTCATACACAGGTATGTCAGGAGAAGTCCCAAATAAACTCTCAACATTTGTTATACTAAGATTTTCTTCTGTTATTTCATTAATAAGAGTATCTTTTTTAGCAAGGATATTAAAATAGGATATACCTAATCCTTTGTCTATATTCATTGCCTGCATTACTTTATTAACATTGGTAGTATGACTTTGAAGATTTAAGAATATTTGATATACAGCCCATTGAGTTTCCTCACTTACAGGTTTTACAAGACTGTCATAAAGTAATTGTCCTGTAAGTTTTTTTGAATGCTTTTCCAATTCTATATTATTGAAAAATGGTATTACTTCTTCTGTATCAGTAGTAAAGTTTACATTGGTTGCAAATTCTTTTCTTAGCTGTTCTGTAATAGTATCTTCAATATCTTTTGTATATTCAGCAAATAATGAAGAATATTTCTCTCTTAACTCAACATACCTTCTTAAAATAGGCTGATTAATAAACAGGGAAGGTAGAAGCATCTCTACAGTTTTTCCATCAATGTTTACATAATCTTTATCAAATCCAAGATTACACATAAGAGCAAATACATTAATAGTGTATTTATTCTCATTTCTTCTACCCATAATCAATAACTTCTGATTATCAGTTGCAGAGTTCTGGTTCTCCATATTTATTTCTGAGAGCCTTCTTGGTTTGAAATTCTCATATTCAGTATCTGGTCTAAGTGCAAAGATATTTCCTAACTTACCATTGCTTGTAAAATTACCTATTTTTACTGAAAAATCAGTATCACCATCAACTAAACGTATTTCTTCATCAGCTTGTTGTACAAGACTATTCCATACAACCCAATTTGAGTGTACTCCAATACCCAATTTTCCTGAAGCACCTGACCTTAAAATTCCTTTTTGATGTTCATACCCATAGATAGAAAAATTCTTATTATTCTTAGAAGATCTTATAGCTGCATCCATTAATTTAACTGTGTTTTCAGCCATATCTGTGTTAATGGTAGTAGTTATAAGTTTTTGAATTTCATCATTATTTGAAGAATAAACAGATTTATAAAGATTTATAATATCATTCTCTATAAGAGAAAGTTTATTTCCATAATATTTTTTTGCTTCTATATATTCATTTATCTTATACTCTCTCTTTTTTATGAATTCATCATGTAGATTATTTATTTCTTCCAAGACAGAATTTCTATTCTCTAAAGCTTTTATTTCTTCTTCAAGAGCTAAAATTTCTTCAGAATTTTCATCTGAACCTTTTGCTTTTAATACCTTTATTAAAAATTGAGTAGTACCTATTTCACTGTAAATATCTCTTTGATTTTTAGGTAAATCAGGTCTTTCATTTTTTATATAATCTACAAGAGTTTTCTTATATTCTTTGTATTCATTATATATTTTACTCAATTCTTCTTCAGGATAGGAAGGTATATCTTCCTCTTTTAGAAATCTTATAGTACCATCTTCCTCTACTACATAATTTCCACTATAAGTATATCTTGCATCAATATCATAATCTTCTCCAATCTTAGTAGTATGTTCTTTAGGAACTATCATAAGGTCTCCTACAGTATGAGGAAGAAATCCTACTATTTCAACCAAAGAACCTGATTGATGAGCAGAAGAAGGAATACGGAAAGAAAATAATTGTAATACCTCACTTGGAACTTTTTTACTGTCTATTCTTCCTGTTTCTGGATTAATATATTCAGGAGTATTAAAGTCAATAATCTCAGTAACTGTTTTTCCATTAACTACTTTTTTTCTTCTAAATTTAGAGGCTATCAAGACTTGTGCAGGGTATGTTACTCCATTGACAATCCTTTCTGGTAAAAGTTCCTTTCCATTATAGTTCTCTGTAAATACAATTCCTTTTAATTCCTCTTTAGATAATTCTTCAAGAGTTTTATTTGGAACAAAACCTTCTTCAGAAGCTACAACAAAAGAGTTTCCAGGAAGACTGAGTTTTATAAACTCATTTTTTATTATTGAGTTAAGTACACTTTCAAACTTTCTTGAATTAGGTGATAGCCATATTGGGAAAATAAACTCAGCAGATACTGGTTTAAGGTCTAAAGCTTCTACTTCTGCTTTATTGTAGTATTTTCCTTCACCATCTGGCTCTTTTACATAGTATTTTAATTCAAGAATTTCCTTATCCTGCCTGTTTGTTAATCTTTTAGATAAAGTAGCCTGTAGTTTCTCCATAGAACTTACAGAACCAATTTGAAAATCCTCTGGGTCTATATCTAAAGACTTTAAGAACATATCCTTTCTTAAATTCTGTTCAGATACAGCAAGCTCTGTATAAATTTTATATAAATCTGCTCCAGAAATTTTTTCATCATAGGGTATTCCTAATTTTTCAAGTAACTGTTTACTGAATAAATTAGAGAATATTTTCTCCTGTATCTTATTTATTCCATTACTTAATAAGAATTTCTCAGATTGAGTTCCTCTACCTACTCTGTCTGCAATATTATCATCAATATTTTTATCTGTTTTAAAAGGCTTTTCCTGTTGTATGGAAAAATTATCCCTATCAAGTATCATATAACTATCAGATAGGTCTATATCAGTATTATTTAGAAGTTGATTAATATTGACAGAATTTTTTACCTTGCCTACTTTAACACCTGATGTGTAAGAAGCTCTTACTGATAAGTTTTTGTCTTGCTGAAGTTTCTCCAGATTTTTCCTGACATTATCCAGTTTCAAATCTTTAGTTAATTCAGGTAATAGAGGAAAAGAAGAAGTTTTTACATATACAAAATCCTGAAAGTTATCCTTAAAGTACATACCAGAATGTAAAGGTTTCATAGGTTGGAAGATAAGCTTTTCCTTTTCAGTTAAAAAATTACCTTCAAAATTTCCTTTAGATTGTTCTGATAGTTTTTTATATATAGCTTGGTAAGTTTCTTCTGAAATTTTCCCCATATTGAATGCTATATGAAGATGTTCCTGCCATGTAGTATATTCTTGAGCATCAGTAGATACATTCTCTAAATATCCTGCAATCTCAGGATACTTATTCCCAAGATAATTTTTTATATCATTATAAATTGAAACATTAGCTTCATATTCTTTCTTATCTATTAAATAGGAGCTATCTTCTGGAGATTCTATTCTACTTTCAAATTCAATTATTGAATTACTTAAATCAAATATTCTATCTACAAGTTTTAAATCCTCCTCAGTGATATTTTTATACCAACTTTTAAGATAATCCTTATAGGAAGAAGATATAGTCTCATTATCATCTATTATTACCTGTAGATATTTTTCATTAGCTGAATTAGCAATTCTATTTCCTGGAGATATTAAAGATTTTAATCTCTTGGAGAGATTTACAGAAGTTTCTTCTGATATTTTAGTATATACTGCAAGTCTTTCTTCTTTACTGTTATTTTCTGTTACAGGTAAAGCTGGGTTATTATTTTGAAAATTCTTCTGTTTTGCCTTTGAATAATTTGCAATATCTCCTGCAAATAGAGTTTGTATTTGAGCTTGTGTTAAAAGATAATTTATAGAATAATCCCAAGCAGCTGTTTCTGTTTTACTTAAAGCAGTTCCTTCAGAATCTTTACTATTAAGGTATTCAGAATCCAATATCTCACTATAAATAACATTTTTATCTTCATAAATAAATCCATTATCTACCCATTCTCCTGAAACATGACCATCCTTATCTATGATTAGTTTTTTATCTACTTCAGATTTAACTACCTCTTTTATCACTTCATCAATTTCAGTTCCAAAGTTCTCTCTTACTTTTTTAAGCATTACATCAAGACTGAAATCATTTTCTTCTATGTAATTTAATAAACTTTGTCCACTTTTATTAATAATATTATTTAATGCAGGAATACCATAGAATAATTTATTATCCAAAGTATCTCTGTATGTATTCTTAACTTCAATTATTCTTGATAATTCAGGAAGTACAAGTTGATTATATAATACTCTTGCTACATTATCAGAATAAGCTGAAATTCTATTATCAGTAATTCTGAAAAATTCTCTTGATAATTTTAATACTGGAGTATTTATTAAAAACATTTGAGAAGAATCTGAAAGAGTAGGAGAAGTCATTAAAGCCATTCTAAGAGGAATACCCTCAATAGAAGCAGAAAGACTTTTCCCCATATCTCCAAAGAACCCCATTAAAGCTATATCATAGTCAGAAGAAGATAATTCTGTAATTGATTGATCTTTTCCTTTGAAACCTTTTCTTTTTAACACTTCAAGAGAAGTATATCCTACAGAAAGTTCCTCCAGTATCTCTTTTGATTCAGGAACTAATTCTCCATATCCATCTACTTTAGAAATAAGACTGATAAGAAGATTATCTTTTGTGGAGTTGTTCTTCAGGAATTTATTTACAACATGATTGGAGTTACTTATTATATCAGTCCCTCTTAGAGATTTTATTTTTCTTAGTTGTTCTGTAAAATAATTAGGTTGAGAGAAGGTATTAATAATTTTACCTCCTACATACATAGACTGTTCTACATTAAACGTAAATTTGTTTATCTCTTTAAGAAAATTATTTAAAAAATTATTATTATCTTTTAAGATAACATTCTCTTTCTTGTTATCAAAATTAAGAGCTTCCTTATTTTGTAAACTTATAGCATTATTAGATATTTTGGTTAAAACATCCAATAATAATTTTTTGTATTTCCCACTATTTGATTTGTCTATAGCTTTTAAAACATCTGAATCTACATAAATACCTACTTCTGATAAAGTATCTCTTACAAAATCATAATCATTAAATGAACTTTTCCTAATAAGAATAACTCTATTAGCAAACTCTGCTACTTTCTCCTTGTCAAGTTTATATTCATTATTCCCTAAGTTCTTTACTATATTGGAAGATTTAAACTGCTCCTGTATAAGAAGCTTTTTATTAATAAGAGGTTCTCTACTATTGGCATCCATAACTTGCAGAACATATTTATCATTTTTCTCCTTAGAGTAAACAAAAAACATTTTATTTTTTGTTTGATTAAGTTTAAATAATATTTCTGCCTGTAGTTGTGTATCAATATTCTCTATTATATTTTCTATATAATTTAAAAATCCAAACTCTTCAGGATTAAGATTTATTCTTTCTCTTATTCTTTGTTTTAATACATTAAAGTCATTTGGAGCATCTGACAGTAAATCTTGAAGAGCTGAGAATACATCATCCAGTTCCATATATTCTGTAATTCCTTCTATATATTCTCCTTTTCTGTATTTCTCCTGTACAGGTATTCCAGAAAAAACTCTTTTTAATTTTGAACTTACACTTGTCTTTACATCATATTCTTGAGCTAATTTAGTATAATTCTTTTCAATATATGATTCTGTATCCAAATCCTCCTCATCTGTTTCAGAGAGTTCTTCCATATTAAAATGATTAAGAATAGCTTCTCTTACAGTTAATGGAGCATCTTTAAAATCACCAAGTCCCAGTATTTCATTTTTATTTTCTAAAATACCATTATATAAATCAGGATTTGATTCTTTTAAATGTTCAAGATTTTTCTCTATAGCTTTCCTTATTTCTATAGCTATAGTTCTCCTTGAAACTTTCTCTTCCTTAAAATTTTGAAGTACTTTATTAAAGAGATGATTAACTATAGTAAGTTTCTTTTCTGGTGTAAGTTCAAACTTAGGTTTTTCTTCAACAGTGATTTTCTCTTCTCTAATATCCTGTATTTCCTTAACTTCCTGTTTTACTTCAAGTTCTTCTACTTGTTTCTTTAGAATTTCACTGGAAACTTCACTATCAAAATCTATATGTATTCTTGGTTGAGCATTAGCTATTTTTATAGTAGCTGTTGGGTCTTCCTTTCTAAGGTCTCTTATTTCAATATAATCATTATTGGTATAGATAACTTCTTTAAGCATTTGTACAGAAGAAGGCTCAGTACTGTCTGCATTGGGTTTATATATAGAAGGATTATTATCCTTATCAAGAACTACTATATTAGCAATATCCCCACTAATATTGTCTTTTTCAAAAGAAGCCTTATAATTCCCATTCTTTAATTGCTTAGGATAAAATCTCAGTAGAGAATTTTCTATTTCTTGAAAACTTGGTTTATCCAAGTATGATTTAATCTTATTTTCAGATAAACCAGCAAGATTTAAAATATTGGATAATTGTTCCCTTAAATTCTGAGTTTCTTTAGAAGATTTATCTTCTTTAAAAGATTTCTCATAACGATTACTCAAATCTCTTATCTTGAGTTTTGATTCTGCAAGATATTTCAATTTATCCTGAGCTTTCTCATATCCTGTATCTACAAGCTGTACAAGATACATTTCCTCATTATTGTCATTATAAGCATAAGGAATAATAGACACTGCATAACCATTATAGTTTGAATTAAGTATAGCAGGATTAAAAATAAGCCTGTTAGGAATATATCTTACATTCCCATTTTCTGATTTACTTGCAACAGCAAATCCATCTGGAGTTGAGAGTATTAATCCTAATTCCAAATCATTATTAGCTTCTCTGATACTTCTTTTAGGCTCATCTGATGGTAATTTCAGTGAGAAACCATCAGTAACATTAGTTATTTTCATTCCTATAAGAGTATAGTCACCATTGTTCCAATCTTCCTTATTGGTAAGTTCCCAAATTATTTCTCTTACTTTTCTTGTCTGTTCTGCTCCTTCTTCAATAACAGCTCTTTGTCTTGCCTTTGCTATAAGTAAAGCTTCCTCTCTTGCTTCTGTATTTTGAGTATTTGATATAATACCTATTAAATCATTACTTTTTGTAAAATCTGCTACATTAGCTTCATTCCACCAATCAGTTTCATGTATTGCAGAACCCATTCTAATTCTCTCACCATTTATCTTAACAATTGTAAAAATAGGTACTTTTTCTATCCATCTTTTAGAACCTACAAATTCCTGACCAGGATTCTGTTTTTCAAAGACAACTTTTTCTCTATTATACCATGTACTGAAAGGTATAACAAATTTACTTAGAGAACCATCTTTATCTCTTTTCCAGTCAGAAACTACAAAACCATTATTATCATCCAGTAATTCATCTAAGGTAGGAATATAGACTTGTAATGGAGTACCCTTTTTGGCTAAATGAGGATTCATCATAAAAGCTCTTTTTATAGCTTCAGGAGAATAATCTACACCTATAATTTCTTTTGATTCAGCTTCCTTATCTCTTACAAGATGAACTTCTAACTTACCATCTGTAACTTTTTTTACAACATTATAAGGATTACCAGAATAAGGAACTTTAATAACAGGTACAGCAATTTTTGGGCCTATATAGTGTACAGGTCTTCCATTATCATCTACTTCTACAGGCTGTGATTTTTCCTCTATATCGTTTACAGTATCTACAGTACTTTCATTTTCCTTTTTTTCCTGTTGTTCAGGTGTAATTTCTTCACTATCTAAGATACTTAAATTCTCCTGTATTATTTTTAATGTATTAAAAGGCTCAAAAATTTCCTGATAAACTTTATTAATTTCTTCCTTATTATTCTTATAATCTTGATTTTTTGCACTATAAAATCCATCAGCTAAGTAATAGTATAATTTTTCTACGTCTTCTATATTAACACCATCTGAGTTTACAAAAGCTACTATATAGTCTCTTAAAGTAGCATTAGGATTACTCATTAAGTACTTCTTTGCAGCTTTCTTTAGATTTTCTCTAACTTCTTTTTTGGATTCTTTAAATTCTCTTGGAGCAAATACTTTTGATTCTTTTGGACTGTTTATAAATATTTCATCTTCATCAAAAAATATCTCCGAATCATCCACTATTATATTAGAAGCTTCTTCTATTATTTCTTGTGCATTCTCTAAAGAACCACCTTCAGCTTCTACTTTTAATATCTTATCAACATTCTCTCTAACTTCCTCCTGTGTTTTTGTATCAGTTACAACTTTAGTATTTACAGAACCATCTGAGTTAAGTATAGTTTTATTATTTTTATTATTGTTTAAGGTAGATTTTATATTGTCTTCAGTAGATATATTTTTTGCTTCAGTAGATATATTCTTTGATTCTGTAGATTTTATTTTTAATATTTTATCATCTATATCCTTTTTAATTCTCTTTATTTCTTTTTCATTGAAAATATTTTTTACTTTTTCATCTCTTGTAAGAGATTCTTTAATATCCTCTAATTTTTCTATATCTTCAGTATCTTTATATTCTAAGACAGATTTTTTTAATTCTTTATTCTTATATTCCTTAACACCTTCACTTGTACTGAGCTTTTTTAAATCATTGTCAAGTTCATAGTTTGCCTGTTTAAGTAAAAATTCTTTTCTATAAAGTCTTTTAAGAATTTTATTTACATTTTCATCTTCATCGAAATCAATATCTGTGTTCTCATTTTCAATTTCTTCAATTCTATTTTTAGTATCTTCTATATCTTTTATTATAGAAGGATTTGTAATCTTATTTCCATAAGATTCAAATGCTGCAATTTTAGACATTAAATCTTTATATTCTACTTTAATATCATCCTGTGTAGCATTCTTTTCTATCTCAATAATATCTGATAAGTCTTTTTTATGTTTTTCAAGAGTATCATTATTCTGTTCCTTCATCATCTGAATCCTTGTCATCTTTTCAGCTACTTCATAATTCTCTTCTCCTGTGATATTCTTTTGATGTTGAAGATTCTTTATAAGATACTCCTTTTGTTTTTCAGCATTTAAGATTATATTATCTATATTTTCTTTTAAAAAAGCATATATATTCTCCCCATGTTCATTCTTTTCATTTTTTAAATCCAAGAACTCCAATCCTTTTGTATCCCCTCTTTTTATTATATCAGAAATTTCTTTAAGTTGATTTATTTGAGAATTATAAGCAGTCATGTTTTCATCATTCTTCATATAGTCAAACATGAGAGCTGCTTCAATATTCTCATATCCCATTTTTTGTCTAATCTTTCTTACCTTAACTTCATCTTTTTCTTCTAATGCTTTATTTAATTCTATAAGATTAGTTTTAGCTCTCTCAGCAGTAGATTCAGTAAAGGCATTAATAAGTCTTTCATAATTCTTTCTATCCTTTCCATTTTTATCTATAATACTGTTTCTTACAGAACCTAAAGCTTTGAATAATCCACCTGTAGCACCTCCACTAATCATGGAATCTCTCAGGTCTTTATTAAAGGTATAATCAAAAATATCCTTATCCTCTAAAAAACCTCTCTCTTTATCTGTTTGATACTTGGAAACCCCCTGTACAAAAGATTGAAAACCTTCTTCAATACTTTCAGAAGTCATATTTCCAACCCAATCTGCTGCTCTTTTAACTCCTTTTGAAGCAGTTTTGGGAATCATTCTTGTAAAAATATTCTCTGTAAAACCACTTATACCTACATCAGATACAGAACCTCTTTTAAATGGATTATAATTACCCATACCTAAAGCTCCATACTGTATCCCATTAAGTAACATGACAGGACCCAACTCCATTCTAAAACTCTTTGTAGCAGCCTCAGATGCAATTTTACGAGCTTCTTCTTCTGAATATCCTCTATTTATATACTCCTGTTGTACATTATTAAGGTTCTCAAGACCATTCATATAAGCTTCCTTTACCCCTTGATATAAACCAAAAGTAAAGTTTCCTATCTTTTTAATCTTATTAGTAGTATTAAGAAATTTTACTGCTTTTAATAAGGCTGTTATTTTATTTGGTATTGTTACTGCGTTACCAATCATACCTGTAGTAGCAGCTAAAATTCCCTGTTCTACAAAAGATTCTCCTATTATACCAGTAGAATAGGTAGCTTGTTTTGATAAATTTGCCCAATATGCAGATGACCACATACTTTCTCCACCATCATAAACTGGATATTTATCTTGAGACCACTCCATAAGATTTTGTGCAATCTTATTCAACTCATTTCCATAGTCATTCTCACTATTTCCAAGAGCCATGTCTATAGTTTCTTTTGGAGAAAGAGTAGCACCAAGACTGTCTAAAAATCCAGCAGCAAGATTTGCTCCAAAACTTTTTGCTGCATTCCCCCAAGCAGCACCTCTGCCTTGAAGTTTATCAGCCTTTTTTATTTGTTCTGAAAAAGGAAGAAATGGATTTATATTTCTTCCTATACCTTCCTTATGAAATTGTGTTGGAATTACTCCTATATTGCTAAAATCATCTAAAGCTTTTCCATAAAAAGGACTTGTTTCTTCTGGAGCACTACGTGATATAACTCTCCCAAGAGTAGCTTTTTTCTTTTCTTCCTCTATTCTCTGCCTTATTTTCTCTATATCCATATTTTGTTATTTTAAAACAATATCTTCATCCTCTTTTGATTCATCATTATATGCACCAAGTAGTAACATGTCATAAACATTATCAAATTCATTTGATATTCTTTTATAATATTCCTCCTGTGTTTCTCCTTTCCTTATAGGAGATGTTTGATAAACAAATTCACTTCTTGGATTAATATCTCCTTTATCTTTACTTATATAGTAGATAGAATAAATACCCTGTTCTGGATAATGTCTTACTTCTATAGATTTACCATTTATTAATGGTTCTTCTATTTTTACATACTCTAAAGGTCTTCCTTTACTATCCTTATTTACTGGATCTTTTTTAGTCATTCCAGATTTAGTTGCTTCATAGAGAATGTTTTTTGTTTTGTCAAAATGTTCATTAACAAAGATACTATTTATTTTCTCAGCATCCTCATCTCTTACATATATTTTTGGATCGTTATAAAGAGTATAATTATCATTCCATGAATCATTTACAAAATTATTATTTACAATAAGAAAGTTCCTCCCATTTTTATCTTTAGTAACTGTTCCAACACCATAAAAACTTGTTGTAGCAACTCCTTCTATTTTACTGTCAAGTATAACTTTCCCAGCATCATATAGTCTGCTTTTTTTATCTTTTACACTCCCTTTTTCTTTATCTGATGGTTCTTCAGGGTCCATAGGTATAGCTGTATAACCCTCTGGATTTTTTATTATTCTCTGATATATTTTATATCTACCTTCAGGTGTTACTGGAGCAACTTCTACTGGAGAAGTTCTTTCACTAAATTCCTTATAGGCTTGTCTTTTTTTATCAAAAAAATTCTTTCCTAAATCTAAATACTGCTGATATAAAGGAGAATCTACTTCTAATGGAAGTGAAGCTCCAATCCTTGGTAAAGATATTTTTAAATCCTTTTCAGGAATACCTTTACTTACTAAGTAGTCTTTAACTGTTCTTCTATATACATCTGTATCTATACCAGTCATAGAAAACATTTTATTTAAGAAATTTGACTTTGTATCTGTTGCATTTTTATCAAGATATAAAAGAAATTCCTTATCTACCTTATCTCCCATTTTCTGAATAATACTCTCTGAGATATTCTTATCTAAAGCTAACATGGTTTTTTCTATTGTACCATCCTTAGCATCCCCATTCTTTATTTTTTGTATTTCATCCAAACTTATAACATAATTCATTTGAAAATTTTCTGTAGTTGCTAAATTTGAAACTAACATTTCTTTAAGTCTTTCAATATTCCCAAGAATTTTCTTTCTTTCTGATTCTTTTTCAGTTCTTGCAAGCTTAAATTCTTCTTTTAATATCTCTTCTTGTATCTTTTTTTCTCTATCGTCTTCTGGTTTACCTTTAGCAAAGTTTAAGGCATCCATTATTTTTTGATGTACAAACTTCTCCCTTTCAAAAGCTAATCTTTGTTTAAATTGCCATGTAGCATCCCCCTGCATTGTTATATCATCTTGCTCTAATTGTCTTCCATAACTCATAAATACTCTTGACCAAGTATGATTTGGATTAAGTTCTATATCATAAGTATTTTCATAAAGACCTTTTTTAGCTCTCTCTTCAGGTGTCATACTATTATATAAGCTCTTTCTTGTAAGATATTCATCTCTTGAGATATACTTCTTCTCTTTATTATCTTTATAGGCATAAAAATCTAATGGCTGATTATTCTCATCTACAAATCCAGGTATTCCAAGTTTTATTGATTGCTGTACATAAGCTTTTGCTAATGGGTCAGAAAGTACTCTATCCATGTAAATCTGTGCAACTTTTTCTGCTGGTAGATATTCTCTTTTTATAAGATAACCATTCTTTGCTTCAGTCTCTATTTTGGCTTTAAAATTCTTTAGACCCTCCATGATTTCTTTATTATTAACATCAAAGTAGACTAAGTCATCTCCTTTCCAAGGACTGTCTAAAGATCTTCTTGGATTTTTTCTCCACTCCTCCATATACTTTCTCTCAGCATAAGCATAAGATAAAGGATCTTTTTCTTTAATTTCTTTATTATCTTCTTCCCATTTTTTATAATTACTGTAGGATTGAGCAATTTTAGACAAATTTCCATACTTCAAGTCTTCCTGTAATTCACTACTTAAATTTGTTAACTGTGGTATATATCTTCTCCATGCAGTAGGATTTTTCCCCATTTCAAGTTGAATATTTGTAGCAATAGAAGAAGCTTCATCTTCATATTTCTTCTTTGATTCCTCAAACATTTCTCTCTCAACAGGGTCATTTTGAAGATAATCCAAAGTTATATTTTGCAGAATATCTGCACTATTTAAAGTATTCCTAATCCCCTCCTCATTAACTTCCATTGCTTTTAAAGCAAGGTCCCATGGGGGTGTATACATAAAATCCTCAACAAAGTTTGGAGCTGGTACTCTGTAGGAGTTATTCTGTCTATTTGCCATTACTTCAAATTATTTACTTTTTTAAATTCTTCCAAGCTGCTATAAGAACCATCTTCTGTATTTGGATTATTCCTTGCTTCTTTCCATTTACCATTCTTTACAAGCATAGCTGCAAATTCCTTACTGAAACCTTTACCCTCAAGCTTACCAGTATAAGGATTAAATCCAGTATATTGAAATAGATCATTTAAAAGATTACTTGTTACATTCCTCTGTTTTGCTTCATTTAATGATTTACCAATATTGGAAATACCTTCACCAATATACATTTTTGATTGTCCTATATCAGATATATAGTTTGAAATATCCTTCCTATTTGCCAAGTCTCTCTTTTCTTCTCCACTCATAACTACTATATCCTGTGTATTTTCAAGTTCTGCTCTTTGACCTAATAGTTTTATTATTTGGGAAGCATAATCATTATATATATCTCTTTCACCTTTATTCTTAGCCATTTCAGAAGCTATATCCATAGCTCTTTGTGTATTTACTCCTGAGGATAAATTTCTTCCTCTACTTCTTTGAGCTACAGCAGAAAGTTCCAAACCTTGTAAAGTATTATCCAGTAAACTTCTCATATAATCCATAGCTTGTTCATTTGCTTTTATGGCATCTTCTCCAAAATTAGCATAAACATTTCTATTTGGAGTACTCTCAGTTCTATTCCTTAAAGTATTTAGATATGGAGTAACAGCCTGATAAAGATTTCCACCTATTCCAAGTACATCTCCAAGTGTCATATTCTGTTTAAAAGAAAATGGGTCTTTAGATTCAGTTTCTTCTACTTTATCTCCAAGAGACATTTTTTGAGGATTACTTCTTTCCTGTTTTGCAATAATACCTTGTATAGTTCTATCAAGATTATCCTCCATTGCATTGACAGTCTTTACTCTCTCTAAAGTTTTTTTAGCTACTGCATCACCTTTATCTGAAAGTTTTTTGAATTTTCTCTCTTTATTTTCTCTGGCTTTTTTTCTCTCTGACATAGTCTTACCATCAATGGAAATTCTATCTGAATAAACTTCTGTACCAGGTTCAAGTTCAGTAGGTATTCCTCCTTCTGCATGACTGTTCCCAAAAAACTCTAAAAAATCTCCAGAAGGAGTTTCAGCAGATTCCCCACCTTCAACTTCTACAGGAACTTTTCCACCAAGAGCTTTCTTATTCCATTTAGCAGCATTTTGAGCAAAGATAGCTCTCTTTCTTGTAAGAGGATTTTTACTATGTGTCAGCTCTTCTGTTGTTTTACCAGTTCTTTTTTTAGTAGCATTAAATTTACCTTTATTTTCAGGTTTTATATGTATAGTGCCACCATATTTAGCTACAGGAGTTTTTGTTCCTGTCTCTTTCATATTTATCATTGTATTACCAGCTGTTCCCAATAAGGAAGATAATATATTTAAACCTTGTACAAAAGGGTCTGTAGAAGATTCAAGGTCAGCTTCAGCTAATGTTCTATCATATTCTGATAATACAGTAGAAGGTTCTTCTATATAATTATTAATCTTTCCACCTGTAGTATATTTTACTAATTTTTTCATTTTTAATATTATTAAGATTATTCTTTATCTTAAAGAAACTGTTTCATTATTTAATGTAAAATTCGTAATAAGTTTTACATCTGCAAATTTATCAAATATAAATCTTACTACCAAGTATTTGTCCCTGAAACTTTCAATTTGTGTCCAATCTTTATTGAAATCTATAATACCATCATAAAGAACTTTATCAATAAAGTAATCCTCCTGTAAATCCTTTATATCTGAAGAAAACATTGGGGTATTCTTTACATATATCATATCTCTTAATTCATTAACAGTCCAATTTCTTTCATTTCTATCTGCAATAATATTCTGCAAGGAATTATTCTGTATCTGATTATAAAAGAAATCTGTATTCTCCTTATCTTTTACGACTATATTAAGAATACCTGTACACTGTTTTGAATTATAAGCTAATAATTTATTAAAGAAATCATTATCTGTATTATAAAATGTTTTTGATGTTGGGTCATATTTCTTTGATTCAAGTTGTATTGTAATATCTTCAAATAATTTATTCATTAGAGGATTTTCATTCAATACATATTCTATTATAAAAGGATAAAGCTTTCCATAATAAGTCTGATAATTTCCTATTACATTATGTCTCCAGATATGATTGTCTCCACTAATCCATGAGAAATACTTCTGTGGTGTTTGAAAATAAAAATTAGGCATAAATGAATGCCAACTTCCCCAATTCTTTTTCTTTAAATTAAAACTTACTGTCCATGAGTTATTTTCTCCCGTAGGAAGTTTATCTTTTTTTGTAAAAAATACTAAATCCTTTTTACTGTCATATACAGTAATAAAACCTGCACCATTAGGATTTGAAGGATTATCCTTGTAAATTGTATCTGACAGTATTGGGATATGATTATAAAACCAGTAATAGTTTCCAAGTTTAGAAATATTCTCTACCTTATTTCCATCAAAAACACAGATAGCATTTTGATTTTCAGATACAAAGAAATATCCATAAGGAGTTTTCAGTCTTGACCATTTATGAGAAGTACCATAGGAATTTCCTGTTTCATCATCTATTAGTAGTTGTGGAGGTATTGAGAAATAATCTCCTGTACCAATAAAGGAGACTATTTCATCTGTGATTCTTTCCTGATAATTCTTAGGTAATTTCCAGATAGCTTCTTTGGTATGTATAAATAGATTATTTTGTATTTTGAATATATTGGTTATTTCACCAGTCTCACCATTAATATCCCTATAGTTATTAGGTAAGAATACTCTGTAGTTGTCAGTATTTTCTTCCTGAAAACTTTGTTCAGAATAATATACTCTATGTGGAAATGTTTCTAAACAATCTGAGCAGCAATTATACTCCAAACCTAAATGAAAGAAAGGTTTTTCTTTTTCTCTTCTTTCAAAGTCTTTATTAACTTCATAAAATTCTGATGTTGCATAACCCTGATATAATCTTCCACCATCAGATTCTGGGTCTAAAACAGACAATTTCTCTATTGCTCTTCTTCTGAAGTATTCATTAGATGCAGATTCTGCCTTATGTTTTGATGTTTCAGTAAAAGTACCTCTAATTATCTTTGAAAATTCAAATGGAGAATTTATAAAATCAGGAAGTCCTATTGTATTCCCCTGTCTTAGAGAGATATTAACTTGAGATTCAAACCATAAGCCATTAACAACTTCATTATACCATTGTATCTCATCATCTGCTGGAAATTCTACTGCTGTTGGAGAAGGATCTACAAAAAGTTTTTTTGTTGTTGTATCTCTTGTTACATACTTTAAACCTTCTTCATATTTTTCTTCATATATCTTAGACAGTTTATCACCTTTTAATCCACTTGCAAGAAAACTTATACCTGCACTTGCTCCAAGTAATCCTACACCTATTCCTGTTAAAACAGTAGAAGCACCTCCAGTAAATATACCACCTACTATACCTGCTACAATAAGTACACTACCAAGAATAAATTTCCAGGTTTGATTCTTTGTTTCTCTCTTGAATGGTTTTATATCGTGAAAAAAAGTATTGTTATATGTTAGAGGAGAAATATAAACATCTCCATTAAATATTCTCTCACTTTGAGATTCACTTATTGGTGTTATATTGTCCTGCTCAGAATAATATGGTAAGTATCTAAATCCAGTATAAGGATTTTCTTTATCAGCTATCATATAAAAATATGGGATATTATCAACAGATTTATTATTAAGTTGAATAAAATCATTTTGATAATCCATATAATAAGAACCCTCCTGTAAAAATACATCAGCAAAATTTGTAGTAGAACTTACTACCTTACTCTTTGTGATATATTTTGAAACATATATTGTATTCTGATTATTTGTAGTAAAATGATTATATGAGGAATCACTAAGTTTAACTATACCTATTTTATTATCACTTGAGATATTGAATACATCTATATTCGATTTTTCTGTAGAAATACTTTTACTTGACAAAGCATCCAAATAAAATATCTCATTAGATGTAGATTCTATTAAATTACTTCCAACATTGTTACCATTTTCAAATTTAGTCTCTCTGTATTTTGTAATTGTATGAAGAGTTAATCCATCAGTATCTTTTGAACTACCACTATGATAGGCTGGGTCATAGGAAGTTCCAGGATAGGCATCCTCTACAAAATTCTCTATAATTCTGTCTCTTATATAATATTTTATACCATCTCCAGTATTATCATACCTTTCTACTCCTTTAAATTCTCCATTCTTTATAAATTTTTTACATTGATATTCTCTTTTATTAAAGAGAAACTCAGGATTTAAAAAAGCATAGACATTATCTTCTAAAGTAAAATTAGCAAGATTATCTGCAAGATTAGGTATAGTATGTCCATAAGCTAAGAAGTCTTCATATTTGGAGATAGGAAATAACACACCACTATCCAATACTGTCTTATCATTCTCTGTTCTTTTATTTCTTACTATTCTGTAACCTATAATCTCATTATCACCTTCCATTTGAGGAACAGTTATATTTGAGAATACTATTCCAAGTATATTTGCAGTATGTAAATATTTTTTTGTTTCATAACTTACCTGCTCTGCTGGAAGTACTTCATCTGTAATTTCAATTCCAGAAGGATAGTTTTCAGGTTTGTATATTTCATAATGTGTAGGAGGTGTATCAGTATCTCTTATATCTATCTGATAAGTATAATCTGTAGCTGTGTAAGGATTTATACCAAATTCTATAGTTTTTAATGTAGAAGTACCATCTTCCCAAAAGAATTTTACCATTTCATTATATGCTCCAAAAGTAGTTCCTACTGGTACATGTAATCTGAATTTAAAAGCATATTTTATAGAGGATTCTGTAGTTACAACTTTTTCATTTACAAAACCTATACCTGGTTCAGATAAAGGTCCTTTTATGGCTTCCAATCTTGTTGGAAATTTATGAAATCTTACATGTTGATTTTTAAGACTGTTTCCATTGTAATCTTTCCCCCAGTAATCTGCATCTTCACAATTAGATGAATCTGTATAAACCTCTTTTGAGGATTCATAAGGTATCATATTTGATAATCCTGAAGTATCAGAAAAAGATCTTCCAGGAATATGATATACAGGAGAAAATGAACCATCCTTAAAATAATAGACTATACCAAAGGAATAAATTTCTCCTGGCATATAACCTACTTTTTTGGTATTAATTAGTGGATTTTTAGGAGATGCTTCATCAATAGTTATTTCTTTATGTAAAGTTGCATCATAATATGTAATTTTAGAATCATCAGCTATCTGATCCAAAACAACTTCCTCTACTCTATAATTAGAGATAATTTTAGAAGCATATTTCTGTAAATCACAAAAATTGAACTGTTTATTTTTTGTATTTCCAAGTAGAAGTCTATTTTCAATTTGTTCAATAGATTTAGCTGTATGAATAACATTTGAAACTTGTGATATTTCTTCTATAGTAATAATAGTTCCAGAAGAAGTATCTTCAAAAATATATTCATTTATCTCTGTAGGTAACGCAGGAGAAGCTGTTACTTTACTTATTTTTCCACTTCCATTTGTAGCTTCTATAATAGCTATTCTATAGAAGGGAAAATTTGTATCAAGATTATTTAAAGATACTTTGATAGCTTTTCCTGTAGATTCTCCCCAATTCTGGTACTCTGTTTTAAGATTGGAAGAACCTCTTATTTCTGAAAAGCTACTTCTATAGGAATCATTATATATATTTACAGTATCTGAAGTAATAATCCATTCTGTAGGATTAAGGTCAGAATCAAGATACTGTACTGCAAAGTTATAACTTCCAGCTTTAAGAGCACCTGATTCAAGAACTTTTATGTCTGAAAATTCAGGTATTTTATTCCACTTTCTAAATAAATTTAAAAGGTCAGCATTGAATACTCCATCTACAAAATAATCTTCTTCTCTATTTATAATATATTGTCTTACAGGATTAATATCATCTGTCCAATATAAAGTTTTATCACAACCTCTTCTTAATCTATATACAGCATCTATTTGATGTGTAATCTTAAAATTCAGTTTTGAAGTATAATTTTTATCATTAAGAATAGTTGTATAGGTATCATTATATATTCCAATTTCAGATTCTCCATTTGGTCCAACAAGAAATAAAACTGTCTCTCCATCACCTATATAAACTTTCCCTATGGGAGCATATCCAGATGGTAATATACCTTCTCCAATATTTGATTCCATATTGGTAGGAAATAACATATCTCCCTCTTCTGTTTCATCAACACAATTAAGAGCAAATCTTAAAGTTCCATTAGGTTGTGTTTGTGGAGAATTATCTGTATGTAATCCCTTTCCAAATTGTATGACTTCTTTGCTATTAATATCTTCCATTCTTTAAGTATTTAAAGTCCTTAGCATGACTATAAGCTTCTCTCTCAAAGGAAATATTATTATATGCTTCATTGAAATTCCTGGATAATATAAGTCTGATTAACCATTCTACAAGATAGAAAACATAAAATAATATATAGAATAATTCTTTCATTTGAGCTGTGTGTATCTCTTCATGGTTAATTGTTTCTTTGCTTATGTAGGCATTCTTTCTTGCAAATAGTATTAATCCAAAAAAGTTAAATGCTTTGTATCCCTTAAACGGGATAATGTTGTTTCTAATTATTTTCATTTTTTCTTATGATTTCGTATTCTTGACCATTTAAAATAGCTTTATATAAGTTTCTTTTATTTTCTCTTGTCATTTTGAGAACATAATAGGACTTATTCTTTAACATTATATTCCTTAATCCCCAGTTAAAACAATATCTAACTCCATCAGAATGTTCATTCATATTATAAACAATCTGTCTCCTTTCTTTACATTCAGGACATCTATCATAGAGTTCCTTTGTTTTCTTCCAATTTGGGGAAAGTCCTCTTATTTCTCCATTTTCTCCTATTGATATTCTTTGTTTTCTTCCAACAACTTCCAATATTCCAGTCTTAAAAGGTAAATGTACAGTATCACTATGAAATATAATTCTTTTCATTATATACTTCATAAATAATCCTGCTATCTTAACATAGTCTGATTTACTTACCAAAGATTTTTTATCCTTATATTTCTCTTTGAATAATTCATAACTATCAGCTAAATTCCTATACTCTTTCATCCCTTTGAATTTATTACTGGAATATCTCTTGTATCATTACTGACATCTTCCATATTTTGTTTGAATAATACAATTAATTCTTCAGATGTAAGTTGAACTGCAATATCAATAGTATCTCCATCCATTGGAAATTCCATGTCAAAAATATCTATGCACCTTTCATTAACTTCAGAAGAACATAAAGTAGTAAATTTAACAGCCTCTATGGGATCTTCAAATAATGCTCTTATCTGTAATATTTGAGGAACATCTTTCCCATAAGCAAATAGATAATCATTATCTATCAAATATCTTCTCTTTGAAGCTGTATATTTGTTTCCATTAATATGTAACATTTCTGATTTATTGGTAAAATCAAATTTGTCTCCACTATCTATTGTCATAACATAATCTATAAGATTATTATTATAATCTGTCATTACTTTTGGAATCATATATCTACTTCTCTTTACAGTACAATTAACAGCAGGAGCACAAGGACACTCATGGGGTTGTATATCTATCATTTCAATACAGGAGATTGTTTGATAATTCCAATCATTTATTTTTTGCTTTTGCTTTGATTTTTGGGATATTAATCTTGTTCTTACTGTAAGTAATTTATTATATATATGTCTTGATGATAATCTACTATCATCACTTTGTACACCTCTTGAATATAATGATTGTACCCTTTGTATTACTTCTCCTAATTTCATATCTGTTTCAATATATTAGTATAATCTTCTGTATCATATAATTCATAATTACCATCAGATTTTAACCATATTAGTTTTCTTGTAGAAACTTTTATATCCTCTATCTGTTCCAAAAGTATTTGATAATATGAAAGTTGTATTTGATATTTATTAAATGGATTATCCAGTAAATGAGAAAATACTCCCAACATCCTCTGACCCTTAAAGTTCTTAAACAGGTCAATATTGGTTTTATAATCTATTATATTGTAAAATCCCGTAAGAGTATTATAGAGAATACCATCAGCAGTTCCTGCATACATTTTCTCCTTATGATACATTTTTACTTCAGTTATAATAGGAATAACATGTGGAGGTAAATCATTCCAGAATTTCATAATAGCTATATCATAGAGAGACTGAGGTCTTAAATCTCTATTAAAAGGATAGAGTTCACCAAAAAGATGTGCTTTTTTTCCTTTAAGAATTGCAATATCTCTTTTATTATCCCAGTCTTTTAGTATTTCTTCCTGAGAAAGATTCCTTTTTAAAGATACTTCAAGACTGTTTTTATTTTTATCGAAAGATTTACAATAATTTTTTATAAGAGAAGATATAGAGTTCTCTATGGGAATTTCATTCACATAGTATAAATGACCTTCTTCTTTAAAAATAAGGTCTTTAAAAAAGTCTATTATTTCACTTGCAGTTTTCATAATACAAATATATAAATAATTTCTTAATTTTAAGAAAACTGTGAAATATTATTTTACTCTTTTTTCTGCAACAACCTTATTATTTTCAATAATTTGTATTATCTCTACAGGGGATGTGTCTTTATGATATTCTTTTATCAAATTTTTTCCACTGTTATATAAGGAGAAATCTACTATTCCAGCAGTATTCCTTATACTGGAGGATTCATTTAACTTTGATATCCCACATCCAATTAAAACTGTTGCTAATGCTACTACTAAAAGTATTCTTTTCATATTAATCTTTATTAAATAATTTCTCAAGTTTATCTCTTAACATACCTTTTATATATTTACTGTAATTCTTTATTAAATCAGTGTCATTAATTCCCATTAGAGTACTCCCTTCAACAAGACGTGTAATGATTTCATATAATATAAACAATGATGAAAATACAGCTGCAAATGGAATTTGTAAAATATTATTCAACAACATTATTGAATCAAATATTGCAGATGAAATCCAGATAATAATATAAAAAAATAATCTGTCTGAAATAGAATAAAATCTCAAGTCTAATTTCTTTATATTTTTCTTATCTTCTTCATCCAAAACAACTTCACTTTCTTTATTTTTTAATCTTTTATAAGCCCTATTCCATCTAATATTTACAAGAGTTATAAGTAATGCAAATATTAAAGTGAGAGGTACATAAGTAATAAACAATGTTAAATGATCTTTTGCTGACTGTTTATTCATCATTTCTCCAAAAGCTTGTTCATATAAAATTTTTAAATCTGATTTATCAATTTGATAATATACTGTATCTGAACTTATTAATCTATCTGCCTGTACTACATATGTACTCTCTCTATTTTGCATAATATTAGTCTATTGTGAACATCTTTATTAAGAAATCCAATTTATTTCCAGTTAAATCTGGATTTGCTATTGCTAATTTTGCAACTTCTTCTTTTGTAAAGATATGGGTATCTATATCAATATCCTTATTTAGCCATTCATTTATAATGGCAACAAAAGCCTTATCCCATTCTTCATGTGGATCACCTTCTTTCCAATCCTTTGGTTTAGTTTGATTTGAAGTTTCTATCTTTATTTTGTCAAATTCTTCTATGAAATTCACCAAATCTCTTCTAAGTTCAATATATTTCAGCATAGTTTCAACTGATAAACTTCCACTACAAATGTTCTTAATTATTTCATAAGAATTATAAGCTTCTATTCTTTTCATATCTTAAAGTATTCTGTAATTGTATCTATAAATGTTCCTTCTTTATTTGGATTACTCATAATTAAATCTGCACAATCCTCTTCAGTAAAGATTTTTGTATCTATATCTACTGGTTCTTTTAACCATTCTTCCATTACAGGACGAAAAGCTTCATTCCAAATATCAGTAGAATCACCTTCTTTCCAGTCTATGGGTTTAGTTTGCTCACTAATTTCCTGTCTTGTTTTCTCATATTCATCATATAAGTTCTTTAATTTTACTCTAAGCATAACATATTTGATAAGAGCTTGTCTTGATAAATTTGAGTTTTTAATATCACGTATTAACATGAATAATGATACTGCTTCGTTTCTTGTCATAGTTTTTTAATTTTAAATTATTTATTATGGTACTATATCAGTTACAAATCTTACAGATTGAGCACTTTCTCCTGTAGAGGCTTCTATTTTAAAGAATACTGTATCATTAACATTTACATATTGATCTATACCAGAACTGGAGAGATCAAAAGATAAATGCTGTAAGTATACAAGTGTACCTGGTGTTGAATTTGCAGGTATATTTACATCAGTACTTATACTAAATACATTCTCTGTAAAAGTATCATTAGTTGCTACACTTCCTGTAAAAGTACGTAATTTATTACTATAAAAATCAACATACAAATCTGCTTCTACAGTAAATAATACTGTAGCTGGGGCAGTTGTTTTCTTAACAGCAACAGCTGCAAAATTCCTAAAATCAATAGCATAAGTATTTCCAGGAGTAGTAAATCCAGTGATTATTTCATTTGAAGCACCTGCCCATCTTCTCTCTGGTGATGAAATATGTGTAACTCTTATATAAAAATGTTCACTCTCTTCAAGAACACCATTATCAGAATAATCTGGTGGATTTAAAGGTTCAATCTGAAAAGTACTATATGGATAAGTAGCTATAAAAGAAGAGTTTATTATAGTTGCATTTCCTAATGAAAAATCATCCATATTTCTTGCAAATTCAATTTTAAAAGTATGTTCCACAGCAGGATTTGGAGCAGGTTTAGATTCTAATCCAACCATAGGCTTAATATTAACTCTAAAAGTCAAATTATTTTCCTCATAAGTACTTGCTTCCATTTCTGTATCACCTAAATAATAAGTAACCCAATCATGGTCATAACTTCTAAAGTATCCTAAGTGATAACCAGGAGTAACATTAGGAATAGGTACATAATTCTGATTTGATGGACTTAATGCTGCTCTTCCCTCTGCATCCTTACTCCAGATAGCATTCTGGAGATTAATATCTACACAATTAAATCCCCATGAATTTACATTTTCATTTGTAAGTAATTCACTTAAACTGTTTGATTCAACTCCTAAAGCAGTAGCTATACTACTGATAGAAAGTCCTGTTGTTGGTAATGCTGCCATAATTTATCTTTTTAATTATTAACCAAATTCTATAATATCTCCAGTAGCAACTATACTACCATCACTTAAAAATCTTTGTTTTATTGTATCATTATACTTAAATTGAATTTCTGTACCTAATTGTTCAGCTGCTATAACACGCCAATCAAAACTAAATTGATTAGAAATTTCTTTTATTTTGTCAAGTAAATTATTCATATTAACTCGTTTTTTGTGAATTTTCGTCATCAGAGTTACTCTCTAATTCATTCCCTTTGTTTTTCATTCCCAACATTTCTTTAAGTTTGATAAACACTTCCGTTGACAGGAACATGTAAATAAACGCTATTGCTAGGCTATCAGGAAAAATTTTCTTTGCATTTCGGAAAATGTTGGTCAAATAAAAATATGATACGATATAAGTCAACCATTTTATTACTGTTTCTGTCAGCTTTGGCTCTCGATAGGTCATTCCATAAAGGCAGAAAATTGTTACTACATAAAACATCAACAATTTTATGCCCTCAGTTGCTTTCTTTATCGAAAAGCTCTCTTTTGTTGTTTTATCCGCTGCATCTGCTCCCATGCCCATGAGAAAGTTTAATATAAAGCCACAAAAAAGGGCAATAAAAGCATGCTGAAATGTACTGACAATGCCCAACAACCCTGTGAGTACCATTAACAAATAGTTTTTCATATCGTACCACATAATCATTTGTTTTAAATTATTTCATAAATTAATGTTGAAAATTCTTCTTTCCCTTCCATTCCTGTAAATCGTAACCACGACGATTTATATATGTCAGTATCAATTCCATAAAACTTCAAATTCATGACTTTTCCTGACGTTGTTGAAAGCCCACAAAAATTAAACTTTAAATTTTTCCTTATATAAGGCTCTCTTAAACTTAACCCGCAGAAATTTAATCTTAACGTGTTTGCCATTATTCCTCCGCATAATTTAAGTTCAACTCAAGTTTGCAGTATTTTACTGGTATGTTTCTTTTAGAAACGCCTGCAACTGCTGTTTTAAACGATAAAGAATAATCTTCAATGTCTGCATTAGTTACAGCCCAATCACCATACTCAGTGAGAGATTTATCTACATAAATACCTACAGTATAGGCTGCGTTTGTGTTTGCATTTGTAATCGGTGTATCTACAGTTAACGATGTATCAGAAGCAATACTCAGAACCTTTACAGTCTGTCCACCTACAGTTATTAAATCACCAGGAACAAGATATGTTGTAAATAATGTGTTGACACCTGTTACCGTGTCACTTCCAGCAGTGTTACTTATTGTGCCGTTACCAGTGTATAAACTTCCCAACTGACTAAATAGCAATGGTGAATTATTTTTATACCACATTTCAGCTTTGCCATTAAACATAATAGAGAAGCGAGGAAATGCACTTTTACCACTTAGATTATTAGCCTGAGCAACAGAATTATCTGCTGGAATAGCATCGTATGGTATTACTTCGATTGTTTCTACAGGAATAGTCGGATTAGCTCCCGTTGTAACCATTGGTTGATATTTACCAAAATACAATCTACTTGCAATACCTGAAGTCAACATCGATTGTGCACCGTCGAATGCTTTACCTCGTGGAAACTCTAAAACTGTAGTACGAATCCTATTACGTAGTTGTAATGAAGTATCTGAAGCTGAAAATTGATTTAGCCCTTCACTTATCAATAAATCAGGAGTTGTCACTGTATCATCGCTACCATCAGCATTTACATGAAGTATAGTGCCAAACTGTACATGATTCAAATTTGCTTTATACGCACCCACATATCCACCAATATCACTCATTGTAAGTGCCACATTATTGGCTGCTAATTTCAGCGAATAATCAATTGGGGTAGTTCCATTATATTTGTTGAAAATTGGGTACAATACATCGTCAACTACTTTATTAGTTTGACCATTCGCATCTGCGTAGAACATAGTTTCTTTTGTAGCAAGTATTGCCTGAAAGTATGTTTTATCAGTACCAGCAGTCATTGCGTTGGCGTAAAACAGTAGTGAATTATACACTCTATCCAATAATGGCTCGTCAGTGTATGCTGTTGAATTTAATGGATTAGTAGTCCAATTAATTGTAATAGTTGCACCGTTCCATTTCCACTGAGTGAGTTTACGGAATAGGCAATACCGGAAAACTGGGTATAATGCAGTGTTAGTTCGAGAAGTATAATTGTATAAATCTATACTATTAATAATTATTGAGTTAGTTACTACACCGTAAACAGAATTACACCTGTTTATAACATCTATAATAGTGCATTGATTTACATAAATCTGACCATATACGTTATATGTATGGATGTACGAAATTCCTACAGTGCCTATATTTGAATAGTTTGTATTAGGTGACAACTCGATTAATTGTGATTTGTATATCTGGGCGTTGCCATATCCGCCAGTGTATCTGATTCCGACAATATTATAGTAATTTTGACCAAAAGATGTGACTGACAGACTGTTCTGACTAAATCTACTACCATCTTCCATTAAAAGCTGTTTGCCAGAATAACCGACTAATGGATTATTTTCATTGAAAACACCTGTGGCCAAAATATAAGTTTTAGTTCCAAGCAACGTACACCCTTTTAATATGGTTGCGACTGGGTATTCTCTTGTCCCTATGTTATTATCAGAACCAACTAAAGAACTTACAAATATGGTGTTACTATTGGTAAGTATAATTTTGGTTAGAGGGTGTTCATATATTTTAAACAATGCCATAAATTACAAATTTATTAAAGTTATAATTCTCATTCTGTGTATAGTATTCAGCTACTACTCTTACTTCGTCAAACAGCCATACTTTTGGACGGTTAAATTCGTCCAATTCTGTGCATGTTTGTTCGGAATCAATGCCATTACCAAATGTGATATTCGGCATACAGTTTTCATTAAACCACGCTTGAAATACGGGTGATTGTTCCTGTAGTGGTTTTCCGTTGAGTATTTCTATGTTTATTGTCATAATGAATTTTATTTTAAGATTAGTACTACATTACCAGTGTCTTTACCCACTGCTATTGTCACATCGTTTATTGTTATCTCTGTATTCACAGGCACTACTACATTGGTAATATCTGCTTTTGTGTAGTTTACCGAATTAATGGTTACACTAAAATCGGTGGCGTTGCTGCCAAGTTCATCCCACATATCGGGAGTAACCCCTGCAATTTTCGATAAACAGTTTTCCATCAGCCAATCCTGAAATTCTTGTGATTGGTCTTGCATCCTTAATTCAGGATTAAATTCTATGTTTTCTTTTATGGTCATAATAATGTTAAAATTACGTTTCCTACATTGTATCCTGTTTTTATTGTTACATCATTCAAAATAAGCTCTACACCTTGCCCCAAAACAGCACCAACTATGTTATCTTTTGTGTAGTTTATCGAATTAATTGTTACTGAAAAGTCCTGTGCGTTGCTGCCAAGTCTATATCCTGATATAGTGTAATTCCTGTCTGCTGGAAAAACAGAAGGATAAACATAGCCATTGTACCCTGTTTTGGTAAATACAATTTCTTTTTTAATGGCTGCGAATTTGTTGTCGATTTCAGTTTTTGTGTAAGCATCACCTATCCCATATCCTAAAATAGTTGTAGGCTTTGACGTTAGGGATACGAATGTATGTGTATGATTACCTTCTGAAACAGTACCAGCAACATTTCCAAAATTCTTATTGAAAGCAGTATTCTTGTCAAAAACAGGTTCATATATTCCTGTATGTAAATGTCCTTCAATAGATAATTTTGATTCAACTGTACCTATTTTTTGATATAATCCATCAGTCTTTGCTCCAAAAGTAACAAAACCTGCATCAGGAGTATCCAAATTAGGTAAAGCTAATAAATCTATATTTGTGAGTTTCTTCATTATCCTATAATTATATATCTATACATATTCTCTTCAGGAGCAACATTAAAATTAAAAGTTGTAACTCCTGAAACTGTTGTAACATCACATTCTACTACTTCTCCTGATAGTGTTATAACTTGAGCTATAACATCATCACTACCTAATCCATGTACTACAGATGTTGATAATGCTGCATTAATTACTCCAGTTTTTTTATTTAGAGTACGTGTATTTGGTAATCTTGGGTCATTTCCTTCAGTAACTGTTCCTGCTATTGTTCCAAAGTTTTTATTGAAAGCCGTATTTTTAGTTCTATTGAAACTATATTTCCTTCTCATGTCAGGATTATTAAACAATCTATCTTCTTCTCTACCAAGTTTACCAAAGTAACCATAATATTTTCTACTTCTTGGAATAAGATAAAGACTATTTTCCATAATGTTCTGGTATTGGTCAACACCACTAGGCATCTTAACATAGTTGATAGCCTGTCTTACATACTTATTCCACTTCTCTTCAGCATCTTTAGCTTCCAAGTTAAAACCTTCTCTACCACTCCACCTTAGTCTTTCAGCTATCTTCCACTTAATATAATAAGTGATAGCTGTAATAAATCTTATATCATCTGGAATTACTGGATAACCAGTTTCAGGTTCTATAATAGTTCTAAGATAAGATAATGCAATTTCTCCTTCTTTAAAGCTAAATCTAAAATTCATATTAGGATATCCACCAGCTATGGTATATTCATCTTGAGAACCACTGTAAAGTCCACTTCTACTTTTATCTTCATTTAATTCAGCTACAAGAGTACCAAGAAAAGTATGATTTGCAAGTCTTACAGGAGTGAATTTTTCTTTATAATAACCAGATCCAGCCCACATTGCATATTCATATCTAAGGTCAAAGTAAGGTCTGTAATAAGCTATTTCAGCATCTCCTATAATATTTCCCTGACAATCTACAAATACAGGAGGTGTAACCTGTTCTTCTTGTGGAGTTTCTTCCAGAATATCACATGGACAAGTTCCTGTATTTTCCTTGTCATAAGGTGTCCAGTCATTATTTCTTGCTATTTGTATCACTCCTTGAAATCCATAAGGTATTTCTGCCTGATAATTCTCAACTTCTATAAAAGCAAGAGCTTCTTCCTGTAATTCTACAACTTTCATAAAGCCTAAAGCTTCTGCTGTCCATTCTACTAAGTCAGCTTCAGATATATCTGTTCCTCTTAAATCTCTTTGAAATTTAGAGAAAATTGTTTCTATAGATGTATATTGAATTTTCTGTTTCATTATTTTAGATATTTTATAAAAGAAAATAATTTTCTTTCATGGTTATGTGTTGAAAGAGAATACTCACTTTTCATCCATTAAAGAGCATAAGCTGAAATTTCACCCTTTACACTTAGATTTCCTGTGTTTGAAATAGATAATAAATGAGTATCATTATAATATATCTCTATTCCTGTAGTAGATGGTAAAACTTGAAATGTATCAAAAAGTCTAAGTATATTGTTGATATATAAATCTGAAACTATTGTATCTCCTGTAAAAGTAGAGTTATTAAACATAGTTGCTTTACTCTCATTGGTTACATTACCTAAACCTACTTGAGCAGCTGTTACTTCATGTGGATTATTTTTTAATCCTGTGTGTGTAAAAGCATAATTCCAATCTGACAATGTTTGAGATGTAATCAGATTTAATACATCGAAATTATCATGTTCATGTATGCTTGAGTATGCAGAACTCCAATTTGAGTATGCAGTATCCCATTCCAGTATTTTTTTATTTGTAATACTATCAAGAGTACTTTTATTATTATGTGTATGGCTATTTGCTAAAGTTTGAGTGTCTATAACCCAATCTTCTGAACCTACTTTTCTTACAAGACCATATCCAGATATAAGACTTAAATTCCTTAATGAATTAGGCAAAACATAAGGATTACTTGTACTTGGTAACTTTAAGTTCAAGTTTGAATCTTCAATTCCACCATTGAACCAATACTCTGTAACAGTATTATTTAATATTATACCTACTGTTAAACCTATTTTACGAAGTTCTCTTGGGATATTCTGTAGAGCATTGTCTATACTGTCATAAGGACCATACTTGGCATCTACATTAGAATAAGCACTTGAGACTATGTTTAAGGGTTTTGTAATACCTATATAATTACTCATCTTTTTTATTTTTTAGTTATAAATCAAAAGTTACTTCAATATTTGCATTAAGTGGTAAAGGAAATTCACAGTAATATAAATTATAGATTTTATTATTTAAAATAATATTACTCTTTGTATAAAAATCTGCAAAATCTGGAGAATCAGGAGAAACTCTATTATATAAGAAGTCTCCTCTAAAACTTGCATTTTCAATAGAGTTTATATAAAAGTTATTTGGAACTGCTACAAAATGTCCTTTTTTAGAAACATTAAAAGTAAATGACTTCCCTTTAACAAGATCAAATTTACTGTTATTTGAAATAACAGACAAGTCAGGTCTTGTATCTGATTGACCATAATAAACTACTGTTTCTATTTCTTCCATAGTCTCAATTAAAGTAAATGTTAAAACTGTATCTAACCCATTTGGATAATTCAACCACCATAAAGAATATAGTTCTCCATTGATAATTGTATTTTTCATTAAAAAATCATCTTCAAGAGATAAATGATCACCATCAGATTTTGTTACGGAACTTATAGTAATACCTTCTGGTAAAGCTATATATTGTATATTTTGAAAAGATGGAATAGTAATTTGTGAACTTTCAAAGAAATTTATACTTTTACCTGCAAGTATTATTTCTATGGTAGGTTCTCCTGATATATATTCTCCATAGTAGATAATTTTACTGTATTTTCTAATAATAGTTGGACAAGAAAATTTCATTCTTTTGATAATAAAATTTACTATCTTATCAGCTTTTTCTACTTCTTCCAATTCATAAGCAGCACAAGCTATTTGAAACATGTTCCAACTATCCATCAACTCCTCTGTAGTATATCCACAAGTTCCTATACTACAGGGTAATTTTTTATTACAGCTAAGTAAACCTTTTATACCTGTATTGGAGAGAGCTTTTATAAGTTCTTTATATACACAGTCATACTCATTTGGAAGTTTCAAATATATAAAATCATTTGAAATATCATAAACAATTACTTCTCCCATGCTATATTTATTTTATTGAGTAAAGATAGTAAATTTTGTCTATCCTTATACTCTATATCATAAAAATTATTCAATAAATGATTTGTAATACTAATTACAGAAACCAGATATGAAGTTTCCTTAGCTTGTTTTAAGCCAAAATTAATATAGTCTATTTGTCTTATGCAAATATCTATACCTTGTAACTTTATATAGTCTTTTTCCATAGTAATATAATTAAAGAGGTAAGGCAGAAAACCTTACCTTTTTAGTTTATTCTATACTATAGTCTTAATAGCAGAAGTACCTGCTTTAACTGCCATAGCATTCAACATAGTTACCAAAGCTGCTCTTGTAGTTGTAGATGCTGTAGGAACAGCAATAACAGTAAGAAGATTACTTAGGTACTCTCCCCAGCCAGCAGTAGAATATTGATCATATACTACATTGAATTGGTCATAATTTGCAGATTTATCGGCAAAATATTTAAATCCAGGTAAAGCCAAACCTACAGCAGAAGATGCTCTATAAGGTCCAGGTCTTCCATTCCAACCACCAGCATGATACTCCTTCTGTGCAATATCATATCCAGCTCCCTGTTCATCAACAGCTTCCTGTAAAACACCAATACTAAAACTAGGACAAGACTCTCCAATAGCAGAAGCTATAATAAGAGTCTGACGAGGATTGTAGTATTTGGTATTTATATCACAATACTGATTAATTGCGACAGGATTTGTAGTAACTTTAATACCTGTTGCTCCAGTAGTATTAGATAGTACTGCAGGAGCTACAATAGTTGAAGTTACACCAGTTACTGTAATAGCAGGAGTAGGTTTAGGTAAACCATTAATTGTAACTACTGCACCAGTAGCAGTAGCAGTAAGATCATCATCTGCATCAATAGTTGCAGCAACTTTAGTAGCTACATCTGCACCAGTAGTATCAGTACTTGCTATAGTAGTTGTGAAAGTCTTATCCCCAATAACAGTAACTACAGATGTAGAAGAACCATATGCACCATAAGTAATATTAGCAGAGTTCTTTATAGGAACAGCAGTAAACATACCAGAAGCATCTGCATTAAAAGCTTCAAGAAACTTTTCAACAAGATGTTTAGCAGTAGGAGAAGTAGCAGGATCACCACAGTCAGTTTTTACAACATATGTTTTTGCAAACATATTGTATCCCTGACGCATATAAACCTGCATATTACGGAACTCAAATTTTACAGCATATTCTGTATCCCATTGAAGATTTGAGAAATTTGATATCTCAAAAATATAGGGTTTACCTGCTGTATAATTCTTTACATTTATATCCCTCAGATTTTCAAGTTGAATAACCTGACCTGCAGAATAATTAACATCAGCAAGAGCACCATCTTTATGTACACCAACTGCAAAATAAACTTCTTTTGGAATTGCAGCTGCATCAACAGCAAGATTTGTCTCAGCATTAAACAAGCCTATTTGTCCATCAGCTAGAGAATCAATAGAAGAACCTGCTGCTGGAAGATCTGCATTACCTTTTGTAACAAGGACTTGAAATACTTTATTATTTGTACTCATAATTTTTTAAATAATTTGGTTTAACGATAATTTGTCTTTTTTAGTTTGGTAATCAGGAATTTGTAATTGTCCTGTTGCCAATAAAACTGCAATATCCACTATTTCCCTGTGTGTATGTTCTGGAAGCTCACAATTTACAGAACCTGTCAAAGGAGAGACAATACCAGGCAATTTGTAAGAACCACCTTGAAAGTCTTTTGCATTGTGAATATACTTCAGTTTTTTTATATATGTTAGAAAAAATTTTGTTATATTAAAATCTTTTGCATAAAGTTTTAATCCATCTTGATTAAATACTCCATTTACAGTTTTCCACTCATAAGAACTACAATCAAAAGGACTATTTTCAAAATCATCATCATGTTGTCTTATATAGGTTTTTAAACTCTCTTGAGAGCAATTTCCTTTTGAAATGTTAGAATAGGAACTGACATATATCCAAAAATCTTGAGGCATTCTTACAATGTTATTATCATCAGGAGTAATTTCCAGATCTTCAACTACTATATTCCTAATATCCATAAGAGTTCTTGTACCAATTTCATAGCCATATTGCAAAGCTATTCTTGGCTGTGCAACCATTTTTACAAATAACTCCTGAGCTTCATTTAATATCCAGTCTATCTGAGGAATAATTAATCCCTTATATTGCTGACTGTCTATCTTATTCAGCTTCATTTTAAAATCATAGTGTTGTTGCTCTATATTCATTATTCATTTACCTGTGCTAAAATTCTTATTTTAAAATCTTGATTTTCAGGTGCATTCATGTATTTTACAACATCATAAATATCATCCCCCAAATCAGCATCATGGTACATAATCTTATGTCCTACCTTTTCAAAAACATTTCTTTGTAAAGCCTCCAATACAAGAGCTTGTGTTGCAAGGTCATCCTTATCAAGTTCCAAGTATCTGAGTACTTCCTTAGGTTTAGCTTCAATAATTTTATCAAGTTCAACTTCAATGTAATTATCTGATTTACCTTTAAGATTCTTTGCCTTCAAGTAATTCCCATCAGCAGATAATACCATAATTAATTGTATCTTTTTTGCCTTTGAGAGCTTGGATGTTTCAATAATAGCTTTCTTCTTAATCTCTACTTTTGAAGCCTGTTCTTCAATTTCTTCACTTTCATCAAATATAACATGAGTTGCCTCTGGATATAAACCATTCTCATAATCCTTTAATGAATTAGCTACAAATTTTGAAGCCTTGCAAATTTTCACTTTTACAAACTCTATTGGATTTTCAGTATCAAAAATCATAGTTCTATTTTCAAGTACTACTTCTCCCATTTTACTATCCCAAAAAGGATGTGGACTATCCAACTTAAACTGTTTAGATAAATCTACTTTTAGTTTCACACCATATTCTTTTTCTTCTTCCTCTGTAAGACCTGTTGAGTAAGTTAGACTTTCTGGATCAACTAATGCTCTGATAGTTAAAGGTCTTGAAAAACTTTCACTACCATTTTTCTGATGCCATTTGTCTCTTTCAATAGGTTTAATCTTTATTTTCATATAAATTTTATTTTTTAGTATATAAAACTCTTAAATCTTATCATCCCCATAAAGAAGATGATAAGATTTTAATTATTAGTTTCTTGTAAGAATGAGTTCTCCACATCTTGTTACATCGTGAATATGTATTCCACAAGATTTTTCTACGTGCATTTCATAATAACTTCCAGAGTGTGCAGCTGTTCCACCATTAATAGGACCATAAGGACCATATAAACCCTGTACATAACCAAAAGCAAAACCATCTTTCTTATTCATAATTTTAATGTTGGATTTATTTCCTTCACCATTAAAATCAAGAAAAGTAATACGTTGTGATTCTACAGGAAATCCAGTTACAGGGTCAATTTCAAAGTTAATACTTCTGTCATCATACAAAGGATTATGAATAAGTTCCAGAGAACTTCCATTAGCCATGTTATATTTGACAAATTGATAACCAGCTTCCAAAGCATTTGTATGATAAGGAGACTGTACTTTATCAGTATAAACTTCTACATTCTTAATGAAACCAGATTTATTCTGCCAATCCTGAATAGCTCTATGAAATTGCAACATACCATATTCACCAGTATAACCTTTAACTTGACGTCCCTGTCCAGGTTTAACTCTTGAATAGAAAATATCCATAAGATATTCTTCAATCAGTTTTGCAGTCAATACAGAGTATCTACTGATATGACTGTCTTCAAGTTGTTCCTGAATACCAGGTCCTGACCTTACAGGTCTTCCATTTGCACCTATTACAGTATCTGAACTGCGAGAATACCAGAAACCTCTTTCAAGTTCCCTGTACCATTGCTGCCAATATTCTATTTCAGCATATTTAACCCAGTTAGATACCATTTCAACTTTTCCATTATCTCTTATAACTGGAATAGCTACTGCCAATACTTCTGTTGCAGCATAATTGGTAATTTTATATTCTTTTCTGTAAAGAGACATCCTATTCTGAAGAGAAATAGGTAAACTGAATTGAGTAGAACCACTCTGTTCAGCAGCTTCTTCATACTTGGAGAAGAGTTTTCCCCATTGTTGTCCATATTGCAGATACTTAACAGGTAAAAAGTCTTGAGGATTACCTGATGCCATTACTACTGTATATACCCATCCATCTCCATGAGGAACAGGATTATCTTGAATCCTTAACTGGAATTTCTTGTTAGAAGTACCAGGATGAATATAATCACCATGTAGAAACCAGTTTTCATCCAGTTTAATTTTAAAAGGTCTTCCATACTTACCAGGAGTAGTATTGGTAGATGGTTCAACATTTTCCAATACAATTAGAGGTCTTGTATTTGCACCCTTTAAATCCCATTCCCAAGTAGTAGTACCAATAGTTTCTTCTGTGAGTTTATTACCCATTAATGCAGAAGAAAGTGGATTATCGGAATAATAGTTTTTTGCAGAAAAAAGTTGGTCCATTACACCAACCAATTTCTGTGGTTTTGCCAACAAAGCAGCTCCTAAATGATTTTGCTCTGTCATGTTGGCATTCCATTGCATTTCCTTTGTAATAAGTTTACTTCCTAATGTAGCCATAATTTTTTAATTTAGTTTATAATAAATCAATCAACCTTGTCTTTTGTGAGCTTCTTTTATCAGTTGATTTTTCTTGTCTTTGAATTTCTTCTTTTAATTTTTGTGTTTGTTTAGTTACTATATTTTTTTTCATACTGCTAAAGTCAAAATCACTCTTAATTATTTTTGCCAGTGCAATAATCTTTTCCCTATCTTTTAGAGCTTCAAACAAATCTCTATAAAAAGGAGTAATCTGTCTCCCATCCTGCAACTTAATAGAAGTATCACTTATATAGGATGGTAACTCTTTCTCTTCATTTTTAGATATTGTCAATCCTTTTATTTCATTATTGGAAGAAAGATATTCACTAATATCCTTCTTAAATTTAATCTGATTTTCCTTTAAAAGTTGTTTCTGTTTCTTCTGATTTTCAACCTCCATTTCCAATTCTGTTTTCTTATCATTTTTCCATTTCTCAAATTTCTTCTCAGAAATAGCAGCAAGTTTTCCAGAATCTTTTAAAAATTCAATATTAGCTTCAATAATTTCATCATCTTCACCCTCCTGTTTAAGTAAATATCTTAAAACTTTCTCCTGGTTACTCTCATCAGAAAGATCTATATCTTCACTTAATTCAGATGATTCTGACAGTATTGTAATAATATCCTCCAGACTTCCACCATTGTTTACATACTTAATGATATTTTTCAAATCTTCTGGAAGATTTTTGATACTTTCCTCAAATCTCTTCTCAATAGATTTATCAATAATATCAGTTAAATAATCATTATCTACACTTTCAGGAAGCTCTTCATTTTCATCTAATTCAATAATACCCTGTTCAATAAGATATTGAAGAGAATCCTTTAGACCTGTTGAAGGTTTTTCTAAAGTTTCAGAGGAATTTTCCTCCTGTTCTTCAACTAAATCTTCAAAGATTTTTTCTTCTTCAATTTCTTCTTCTTTAGATTTTTCTTCTTCTTTCTTTTCTTCTTCCTCAGGAACTTCTTCCTGTATCTTTTGAATTTCTCCAAAGAAATCAACATCTGTGATTTCAGAATCCCAATTAAACTCATTAAAAGGACTTTTTTCTTCATTCATAACTGTTACAAATTTAAGTATAAAAATTAAGTTTTCTAAATATTCAATATTAAGTTTCTTATAATAGCTCTTCTATAATTATGCTATTTAGATACTTTTTGTTGTAGCTTCTTTTTTTCAAGTTCTAACTTCTTATTATCTACCTCCTTCTTATTCAACATTTTCTGTTTTTCTATTGCTAATTTTTCATTCTGTACTTTTTCATTGAGAGCATTTTTTGCCAATTCTACAAAATCATTCACTTTATCATTATCAATATCCTGGTCAGGATTAAAGGAAGCTCCTGTAAGAGCAGTTTGAGCAAGTACAGTTTTACGTCTCTCTTCCTCTTTAAGAATTATCATTTCCTTTTCATGCTGTCTTTGTTTTTCTTCATTGGCAATCTTCATTTGCTCTATTCTTTGCTGACTTTCCTGTTGATATTTTTGAGCAGCCATATTATCTTCCTTAATTTCCTTGTCTGATTTTCTAAGAATATCTTCTGCAACAGAAATACTATCCTGTTTAAGTATGGCAATAATATCAGCTATTTTAGCCTGTTGATTTTGAACAGCAGCTTGAGAGAGTGAAGTAATCAAGTCCTTAATTTCTTTTGCCTTACCACCATCTTCAATAAATAATCCAAGAGTAGTATTATTCAATAATGCAGCATCCAAGTCTAAAGTCTTTAATGACATGTCATCCAATACATAGGTAAGTTTTCTTGGTTTGTTATCTGAATAGCATACTTTAGCAACTTCCAGAAGAGATTGTAAAACATTCATTCTAACTATACTGTGTAAATCATAGAAAGATTCAAGAACAAGACTGTTTTGTGTAAGAACCTGCTGTGTATTTCCAACAGCTTCATATTCAGAAATTTGACCTTCTATTTGTGGTGTAATACCCATAGCAGCACCACATTCTTCCTTTATTTTATCCACAAGTGCAAGATATTTCTGTATATCAGAAGATAGAGAAAGATCTACTACTTTTGCAATAGTATTTACATCTGAGTACTGGAGACCTTCTTCATTAGGATTAAACCAACCAAAAGGGCTACTTTCAAAGAAGTATTGAAATTTCTCAATGTCTATTCCAGCACTATCTGGTATTGCATTTATATTCATCAGTACCTTTTTCCCCTTATCAGATGCAGTCATTAATTCCAATCTGTAATATACAATATTAAGATAATATTGCCATACTTTTCCTCTATCCATAAGTGATGTAGGAAGACTGTTTGTGGCATCATATATAGCTCCCTTATAAGGTAGTGGTGCATAATACAGATTATCCATATCTCTGAATTGTCCTGGAATAGGTCTCAGTTTTTTAAATATACCTGCACCTATTTTATATCCTTCATATACTTCAGGTATATATTTGGAAGTTATGGAAATATCACCTTCTTCTGGATTTAATGTATAAGTTTCATCAACTATGGTTTCCTGAATATTACCTTCTTCATCTCTATAAGTCAGGAATTTTATTTCTCTTAATGACCTCCATACTGCATGAAAAACTCTCACAGTCTGTTTTTCTTCCTTATTATATTGTCTTGAAAAATCAAACAAATCATAATTATTTGGATCTTGTATATAGGAAGCAAATTCAGTATATATGGAATCTATTTCTGAATCAGATAATTCATCTCCAAAAAATGAGACCACCATAGAAGGGCTCATTCTGTACTCATAGGTAGCCCATTCTCCATCTTCAATAAATTCCAAATCAGGAGATTTATCATAATTAAATCTTAATGGATCACAGACTATAAAATCAGGTTCACCATTTACTTCACCAACCCAATAGATTTCTTTAGCAGCTAATGCTGCATGTTTACATCCATTATTAAATTTTCTTCTTGCTTTTGTTTTTTGTATAAGGTAAGTCAATAACTGGGAACACATTGCTTCAGCAGGGTCCTGATGTTCTCTCTCCATATAAAGTTTAACCTCCTCTGGTGTCATTGTCTTAAATTTCTCTTCAACTTCAGACAAAATTTGCTGTTTTTCTTCATCAGAGAGTTCCCTGTTATTCATTTTTTGTCTTGCTTCTATCTCAAGTTGCTGTCTTATGGGTATTGTTATAGTATTTACTACATAATCTCTCAATCTTCCAAATTCTTCCTGTTCCCTTCTTGTAGTAGCATCTGCATTTACAGCATATACTTTATAATCAAATCCTCTTTTCTTTTCCATCCCAAGAACTGCTTTTATCTTGTTTGACAGAATATCTCTATTTACCATTTTTGCAGGTAATTCACCAGATTCAGCCCCAAAAGGTTTTACAACATATTCAAAATCTCTTGTATCAAGAATATTATTGAACAAGTCATAATTTACCTTCATTCTATGGTATTCCGAAACTCCTCCAAAACCATAAACAGTTCTGTTTGAAAAACTATCCAGTATAGTTATCTTATCTTTGTACCACTGAAAGTCATTCTTTTCTTTTTCTGCTCTTGACAGTCTTTGTCTATTAAATATTTCTCTTGAATCCATTTCTATTATTTTTTTACAAATATAGTAATTTATTAATACAAAGAAGAATTTCTGTACATATTTTTCATCATACCTAATAATTTGTTTGCGTTTTTATTTCCTTTTGATTCTGTATATTCTTTTCCAAGTACTTCTTCTTCTACTTGAAACATACACATAAAGAATGCAGAAATCAAGTCAAAGTTACCTTCCTTGTTATATTGAAGTAATTCATCAATCAATCTCATTGAATTTATTTTATCAAGATTTGTAACAGGTTGATTATTTTCATCAAAATCTATTACTTCCATTAACCAATTCTTTACATATCTTTCCCCTGCATCTCTTAATTGTGATGTCATGTGGCAACCATATACTCTACTTACAGTAGATTTTTTTATGTTCTTTGATATAACTGCATCAGGTTGTAATGCAAGTAAATGTAGGAGTTTCCTTTTTGCAAAATAAGTCTTAACATCAGGTACTTCATTTTCATACATTATCTGTGTATTATATAATGAAGCAAACAATTCTGCAATGTAATGTATCTCCTCAGATGTTTCTCTTCTTCCTACATATTCTGCTACTATACAATTCTTTGTAGGACTACCTTGCATAACTCCCTTAAATACAATAATAGCTGCAAGTGAAGTTCCCCTATCCTGTCTTACTGGGTCATAACCTATTTTATATAAACCTTTAGGAGCATTCTCTATTGGATATTCATATATCACAGGAGCACCTTCAAGGGATACCCCACTATAATTTAAACTTGTTATAGGTTCTAATTTACCAGTTAAATCTGGTTGACTTACAACCTTATTTGTATCAGGGTCTCTGTAAAGATTAACAGGCTGTGCCTTTAATTTATCATAACCTTTTGCTATTAAATACAATCTCCTTTGTTCAAGTTCCTTTCTTGGGAAGATATTTATATTTGTATAGGAGAATGCTTCAGAAGGTGTTAAAGGTTTTTCCTGAGATTTTCTCTGCATGTCTGTAGAAGTAGCTCCCTTTTCTATAAGATTTTTTCTTCCTTGAAGTACAGATTCTTTGGCTTCTTCTACAAGAGAATTTCCCTGTTCATCTATAAAACCTTTCATGTTAAGATGTACTGGATGAAAGAATCCTATTTTCTGACCATTATTCTCTTCCTCCCATACATCTTCAAAAGCTAATAAGTCATACTTTTCAGGATGAAAATACATGTGAGCATAGTCAAAAGTTCCACTTTCCATATCCCCAGAAGTACCAAATATAGTTATCATACCTGTTTTTATTTCCCCATCCTTTACACAATCTTCACTTGCAGCATAACTGTCAAGTAATAAACCAGGAGTACCAAAAGCACCAGCTTCTTCAAAGAATATATCTATAGCATCTTTACCACGAGCTGCATCAGGATTATCCTTAAATGTAAGTGCCATTATTTCTGACTTGAAACCTTTCTCCAATTCTACACCAGATTTATATTCAGTGTAGCTTGCCTTAATATGGTCAGTTCTGTTAATATAATCAGTTGGCATTACCCATGAAGTATTATCATTAAGGAAGTTTATAAACTTGGTACACATTGTAAAAGTTCCTTTTGGATAAAGGAACTTCTTTTCATAAGCACCATAAATAGTTAATGATTCAGGTACAGTAATATAATTTTTTACACCTATTGCAGCATTCTTATAAGAATATCCCTTACGTCTTGATTTTCCTATAATCATGTTAAGACCCCCATCCAAACTGTCTTTTGAGATTTTATTATACATGTGGAGAGAATCCAGTAGAATCATTTTTCTTTTTAACTGTTCTTCCTGAGACAGTTTATAAAATGAATCCAGATTATCTATTAATAACTCTGCTATTCCATCTCTTGCAATAGCTCTTGACCAGAAAAACTCAAAATCTCCATCCCAGAAATCAGGAAAGTCTATTTTTTTCTTTCCCTTTTTACTTGTATCTGATATATCACTATCAGTCTTTAAAATAGGACAGAAATTCAAATAAAAATAATGATCACCTGTAATTTTAGCACCACCAGATTCATAACCAAATACAATTCTTCTTGTCTGCTCTTCCCAGTATTCTATCCATGCAGGGCTACCATAAGGGTCAGCACAGTAATAACCATATTTTCTGAAATGTTCAGCAGGTTCTCTAAATACCTGAGTATTTATCCATATACCATCTCTGTTTCTTACTGATCCCATATTTTTACTTTAACTCTTGATGAATTTAAGTCTGTAGAGTGTTTGTGAGATAAGTTCTTGAACTTCATCAATTTTATTATTTAAGAAAGAATAATTTGAAACATCTTTTCTATATTTTTCTACTTCATTATACAATATTACAAAATAATTCTCAGTATCCATAATTTCTTTAGATACAGGAATAGTAATATTATTTATAAGACCATGAGCCATACATGTTTCAGCTAAACTGTCTATAAGAGGGTCAATTTCTTCATAAAATGTAGCCAAAGCTGTATGTTCACATAAAAGTTTCTTCCTTTGAAGTATATGAGTAATATGTGTTTCATTTTGAGCTTTGAATAAAAGCTCTACCAAACCCTGCAAACCAGTATTATTTGATTTGTCTTCCAAAATATTTAATAATGTATTTACCATAGTTTTTTGTTTTTAATTAGTTAATCTTCTAAGATATACCAATCTTCTGATAAAATATCTACTTGATTTACTATCCAGTAGTCTCCCAATAAGCCATTAGTTGGAGAAAATATTCTAATAGTATCTGAATTTAATAATAACAGAAATTTCTCTGTCCAATTTTTGTGAGAAACTCTCTTCCCCTCTTTCAAAGCTGTTAAGGCTATTTCAAATGGTACTCCTTTCTTACATTTCCAGTCCTCACCTATCTTATAAGTTGAGGTACAATTTTCTCTTTTAAAGTTTATCATTTCTTCAATCTTATTATTATGTCTGGATCAGCAAAGGGACTTATTTCCTTTTTACCTTTAATCTTAGCACTTTCAAATAAATCCTCCTCTACCTTTTTCTCCAAGTTCTGTAATGCAGTTATTGTTTTATCCAAATCCTGTAATGCAACAGTAATATCTCTTGGTTTATATACAGGTGCACCAGTTTTTGTATTTATCTTGTTCATATTAAAAGTATTAAAGAAATCCTGCAATTTATCTTTTGCCTTTACTGCTGAAAGATAAAGAGTATAAGTTACAGAACCTTCAGTTTGAAATTCTATAACTCTTTTCATTGCTTTCTTTATAAGTTCATCTGGTGTCCATTTCTTACTCTTAAACACATCCTTTATAATAATATCCTCTTTTTTATCCTCAGTATAACCTCTATATGGATTTGTTCTCAAAGAAGATGTCATAAATTCAATATAGGCAAATTCCTGTAATGCTACTTCCTTATTTGGAGAGCTGTCTCTTTCCCATATATCCTTAAAAGGATGTATCTGAAGAATTTCATCTGTTGGTTTTACAACCTTACCTTCTACTCTAAATAAATAAGCCATTATAATCTCTTACCTTTATAGTTTTTACTGTATAAAACTTGATTTCTGTTCTTATTTTTTCTATAACTTAAATGTACAAAACCTGGATATAGTATCATCTGGTCAAATTTCAACTTTAACTTCAAGACTGTATTTGCTACATCATAAGAAGATATATAAACAATCTTTCCATTTTCTTCCTTATAAAAATTATTATCAGAAGCTCTCCCAAATCTATGGTCTGAAGTTAAACTTCCACCAACAGCCTTATTTAATTTATTTGGTCTATAACCAGATGTTATTAAATTTTTCCATCCAGTAGCATCATTTACAGGTTGCAGTAGATTGGTAACCAAATCTATTACATTCTGCTGATAGACTTCTGGTACAGGTTCTACAAGATTTGGGAAATCTTCTGATACTGCAAATTCTTCCATTGTATAATTCTTACTTATTCTCATTTCTTATTAGTGTTGCTTGTAAATAAACTCTCTCTTTAGTTCCATCAGAAAAAAATACATCTGCAAATTTTGAAATTGAGGATTTTCCATAATGTTGCAAATGTACTGGTACATCTCCTGTTCTATAGGAAATTTCCAAACTTTTTTTATTAAATTTTGCAGGAGTACACCCACAGGATGGTACTACTCTTACAATTTCCTTATTGGATATTACCTGAAAGTTAGCTTTTATAGTTACTCTCTCAGGTACTTCTCCAAGTATTACTGTATTACTTTTGAAGTTGCTCATTCCAATCCTTTTTATTTAACATTTTTGGGTAACAATTTCCTTCACAAGGTTTATCTGCAAACTGTAAATGTGTTGTTTTACATCCACATATCTTACAGTAACCATTCCAGTAACACTCTCTATCCATTACTCTTATCCTGTATTCATACTGTTCTCTTATATGTTTACGAACAAGAAACTTAAACCTGCTATAGTATAATTTATATCTCAAGTGTCCCTGAAAATAATAGAAAATATTTTTCAATGTAACATTATTCTTCATTTTTTTCTATTGATTTAAAATAATTTTCAACCATAAATTTTATACTGTCAAATTCTTCTTTTGTAATTAATCCTTTTGAGAATCTAATTTCAGCCTTATCAAGCATTGTTTTTGCCTTTCTTGATGATACAAGAAAAACTCCAAAATACTTAAACCTAATCTCAGTTAATACATTAGATTGCATTACTTTTCTGAGAAACTCAAATGGTGTAAAACAAATATCCTTTAATACAACCATTGGTATATTCTTATATTCTTCAGGTAAATCTTCCTTTACAAACATCCTGAAAATATCATCTGCCAGGTATCTCATTTTTATTCTCTATTATTTTAAATAGATAACTTTGACTGTTTTCATCTGCTAAAAGAACATCATATATCTTTAGCCTTCCATTCTCATCTGTATATATAAAACCTTTTTCCTTTAAAGCTTTTATATAATTTCCTATACCACCATCAGAGAGAGAAAGTCTTTCCTTAACAATCTTTCTACAACTTGTACCAAATCTATCCTGTTCTGCAATATCACCTTTTAATGACATAAATGTGCCCAATACTTCTATTTCTTTTGGTGTTAATGTTACAGGTAACATAGAATTAATAATTGAAAGATGCTTTATAAAATACTCTTCTGATGATACAAAAAGTACCTTCTTAATTGTCTTCATATAAAAACTATTATTATTATCTATAAAACTTGCTTCAAAAATACAACTTAATTTTGAAATGTAAAAATTTTAAGAATAAATATTTAGAAAATTTTCTACAAAAAATTTTTTTGGAATTTTTTATGGTTGAAAGAAATTTTATGAATGTGTGAGTGTTCCCCTACAACCCCCACACCAATTTTCAAGAATTTAAATAGTCCCCCGTACATGGAATAAAATAAGAAATTCCAGCGGGGAATTATATAGTAATTATTCTACTCTACACAACTACAATAGAGTAGTACATAGTAGAATAATTACTAAATTCTCTGTACATTGTAGCTATAGATAGTTACCTATACTTGGTTACAATGTAATAAGTTATTGAAGAACTTGAAGTCTAATCTCAAGCCCTCTTTAATACTTAGGGGATGCCGAAAACCTTATAGAGTAGGCAAAATTAATTAAATTTTATTATAATGAAAAAGGTATTTGAACTAAAAAATGTAGGTTATATAGTTTGTGATACAGATTATTTTGTATTATCACCAGAGAAATTATATGAAATGAGAAAAAATGGTTTATTTGGTTATAAACCTTTCTCATGGAAATTCCGTAATAATGGTGTAGAAGAGGAATATACCATTAATTACTTCTCTGATGATAATAGAGAACTTGGAAGGATAAATACCTCTGAAGAAGAGAAAATCCTAAGCAGCATTCCAAATGTACTTGATTTTATAAGGAATGTTGCTGATGATGGTACTTATTCCTACAAATTATGTTTTACTGATAATGGGTTACCTTATCTTATTGTCACTAAAATATAATTTAAAATAAGAAGAGAAAAACAACTTCTCTTCTTATTTTCTCATTACTTCTGAAATCACCAATTTCAAGCCCACTATAGTCTATAATAATTAATATTTTTAATAACAATCTTTGTACTTGGAAAGCGAAGTACAAAGTTAAAAATACCTTTAAGGGGGGAGCTGATAGTTTTTATGACAATGAGTGAGATAAAGAAAGTTCTTGGAACTCAATCCTTGAACTTCAAAGCCGAGCTAAGTCCTGATGGGACTGAAACAGGCTGGAATAGAGCTTGGATAAACAGTAGTAGAACTGCTGTATTAATCCATGATACTCTTGCAGAAACAATTACAGAAGATACTAACACATTATCTCTGAAAGATATGGGTACTTTGGTATCTAACAATTCTGGAGAAATGTATCATGTATATTGCATAGTACAATATAGTGATGTAAAGTACTCCTTCTGAAATTAAATAGCATAGTAAACCACTATGCTATTTTTTATTTTCAATTCTTACTTCTGTATAAAGGAGATATTTAAAGAATTTTAATATATTAATCAATACTCTTAGAGTATTATTCTGAGAGTATAAATGATAAATAAAACTTTCAATATATTTATAAATGTTAAATCCTTATATTATATAAGTTTTATATACGGCTTATTAAATTTTATAGACAGCTTCATAAGGCTTCTGTTTTTTTTTTTTTTTTTTTTTTTTTTTTTTTTTTTTTTTTTTTTTAAATTTTTTTATAATTTATATTTTTTTTTTATTTAATAAATTTTTTTTTTTTTTTTCTTTTATTTTTTATAAATATTTTAATAATAA